GACATCATCGATATCAACGGGCAGTCCATCGAGCACTCGGCGTTTGAGCGCCTGGTCATCACCGGGGCTACGGGGAATGCGGCACTGATTAGCGACCAGACGCGATACATCGACTGCTACCTCTATGCACACACCAACATTCAGGGCTGGGCAACGCGGTGCAGAGTTGAAAGCGCGTGCTCGATTTGTGACACAGGCTACGCCGTGTTCGACGAATGCACATTCGGGTCGAGCATCGCCTGCACGCTGACGCTCCAAGCCCCGACGGTGTGCGACATCGAGGACATGGCCGGTGAACTCACGCTCGCTGGTATGGACGGCGGCGTATGCTCGGTCTCGATGAGCCGTGGTGCCATCCTCACCATCGACAACACCTGCACCGCCGGCACCATCACGGTCACTGGCGCGGGCACCGTTACCGACAACAGCGGGGTCGGCTGCACGGTCACCGTGCAGGTGGCAGAGGCGGACGTGGTTCAGATCAGCGGTGACGCCACGGCGGCGGACAACGCTGAGTTGGCATTCGACGGAACGGGCTACGGCTTCACCAACTGCACCATGCCGACCGTGACCACCCTGACCAACTGGCACGCCTCGGTCACCGACTGGACGAACGACGGGCGGCTCGACGTCATCCTCGACGCCATCGCCGCCGACGTGCTCAACCTCGATGGCGATGCGATGCGCGGCACCGACAATGCCGCTCTCGCCGCCACCGCACTCTCCAGCGCGACGTGGACGGCGGAGAAGGCGGGCTTCATCGACATCGCCATCAGCTCGCGCGGCACGGGAACCGCCCTCGACGCGGCGGGGGTGCGCACCGCCCTCGGCCTGGGTGCGGCCAACCTGGACACGCAGTTGGGCGACATCCCGACCGTCGCCGAGTTCGAGGCGAGGACGCTGGTGGCCGCCGACTACTTCGTCGTGGGCGACTACACCGCGCCCCTGGATGCGGCTGGGGTGCGCACCGCACTGGGTTTGGGAGCGGCCAACCTCGATACCCAACTCGGCGACATCCCGACCGTCGCCGAGCTCGAGGCCCGCACCCTCGTGGCCGCGGCCTACTTCGACCCCGCGAACGACGTGGTGGCCAGGGTGACCCTCGTGGACACCGCGACCACCGTCGCCACCGTGGCCGACGCCGTGGTCGACGCCTTCTGGGACGAGCTCATCGCAGGCCACAACGCCGCAGGCTCCACGGGCAAAGCCCTCTCCGACGCCCTCGCCGATACCGCAGAGCTCCAGGGCGACTGGGCAGACGGCGGCCGCCTCGACAACCTCCTCGACGGCACGGCCAAACCCGCCGACGTGAACATCATCATCGGACCCTAGGCTATGGTGATCCCGCTCTCACGGTTCCGCACCTACACCGACGCCGGCGGCACGGTCAACGCCGACCCCACCGCCCTCTCGGCCATCGTCCGCCCGCTCGGCGGCGGAGCCACCATCGAAGACCTCGGCGACATCCTCGCGAACAAGATCGCCACCGGCCTCTACTACGCCACCGTCACCGACGCCAGCTACACCAACGGCCAAAACTACGAGGTATACTCCACCGCCACGGTGTCGGGCTCCACGGTCTACGGCATCACGGAGTTCCAGTTCCGCGCCGTGGGCGACACCACGGCACCTGCGGCCCCGGCCACACTGGCCTGGACCTCGAGCACGGCCACCACCGCCGCCTGCTCCGTGACCGTGCCCACCGCCGCCGACTACAACCACTGCTCCGCACACCTCACGGCCGTCGGCGCGGGCACCCAGAGCACCGTCAGCCCACTCACCATCACCGACGGGGCGTTCACCCTCGAGAGCCTGTCCGCCGACACCACCTACGCCCTCCACCTCCACGCCTACGACGGCGCGGACGACGACACCGCGAACCGCTCCGAGCCGAGCAACCACATCACCTTCCGCACCGCACCGTCGGCCACGGTCACCCCCGCCGGCCCGATCAGCCTCCCCCTCTCGGGCGTCGAAGCCCTCATCGCAGCCACCGCGGCCTGGCAGAGTTGGACCGGCACGGCCGACGCCACCGCCGCCGCCGCCCGCATCCACCGGCCAGGCGTCGCCCCCGAGGACTACGACAGCGACGACTACCCCTACTGCCTCATCTACCACGGCGACGACGGGGGCTACTCCACCGAGGACGACCTCGCGTGGATGGACAAGGGCACCGTGGCCGCCGTCTTCGTCGACCGCGTGCCCGCCGCATACCTCGGCGACGACGGCGAGCCCGTCGCCCCCACTGCACTCGACTGGTTCACGAACAAAACAGGGGATGTGCTCTCCGACGCCAAAGCCCTCGAGGGCGAGGGCTATATCGTGGTCGAGGGATTCGACTGGGAGCCCCCTGCACGCACCACACGCCAGGCCTCCCACGGCCAGGGTATCCGAATGCTACAGGCCCTCATCGTGAGGTACGGGCCATGAGCGGCGTCGCCAAGCAACACGTCTTCATCAACTTCGAGGGGCACCCAAAGATGCTCCTCAAGCACGTGGTGTTCTGCAAGACCGCAGCCCTCCGCAAGGCCGCCATGCACTGGCACCGGGTCACCGCGAAAAAGCACTTCACCGGGGCAGGAGCCCGCAGGTACAAGTACGCCGATCGAGAGTACGAGTATCAGAGGATATGGGGCGGCTGCCTCTCCCACAGCGGCCTGTCCGAGGACAGGCTCACGGCCACCATGCGCCTCTCGTGGAAGGGCACCAAGGGCCGCGTCCGCGCCATCGGCAAGTTCAACGGCCCCGACTACTTCTTCATCAAGGGCGGCATCAGCCGCCGATGCCACCAGCGCCAAAACCGGCGCAACAACGTGGGGTGCGGCAAGCAGCCCGACAAATTCGACGAGTTCTCCCGGATGACCGACCCCGAGCGCAGGGCGCAGGCCAGCATCGCGCATAACAAGTTCATGGAACGGTTCTCCAGAATCATGCGCCGCCGCTCCCGCAGGAGGATCCTCTGATGGCAGTTTCCAACGTCTACACACTCTCCCACTTCCTCGTCGACCGCGCGTCCGACCTCGTGGTCGGCGGGATCCAGTCCTGCAACGTCGACGGCGGCGTGGCCGAGACCATCCTGAGCGGCGACGGATCCGCCTACCCCACGTTCGCGGGCATCGGCGAGATCGCGCCCATCGTCGACTTCACCACGACACAGCTCGCCACCGTCCTCGCGGAGGGCAGCGACACCTTCGCCGTCGCCGGCCTCAAGCTCTCCGCCACCGCCATCGGCAAGTGCTGGCTTCAGAAAATGTCGGAGGGCGCCGTCCGCGCCGGCGGCGCGACCTCCGTCCTGATGGCCATCAACGAGGGGCTCCTCATCCCGACGGGCATCACCGCTCAGGGCAACACCCCCGCCACCATCGACTGCCGCGCGGTCTGCACCTACGACGGCAGCAACGTCCCCCTCACGGTCACGGACAGCGCGACCATGAGCGGCACCCCGACCGTCGGGCATGCCTACTACCGCGGCCCCGTCGAGATCAACGGGTCGGCCATCGACGGGATCCAGGGCATCGCCTACGACCCAGGCCTCCGCCTCGTGGTCAAGGGCGACGACCTCTACCCCTCCTTCGTCTCCATCTACGAGGTCATCCCACGATTCACGTTCACGCCCGCCGACGCCGGCGTCCTCTACGACTACGGATTCACAGGCACACCGCAGAACGCCACCGACAGCCTGGTCTACTTCCGCAAGGGCTCCGAGGGCGGCACGCGCACGGCCGACGCCACCGAAGAGCACATCAAGTTCACCATCGACGAGGGGATGATCTGGACGGCGAGCGTCGCCGGCACCCACGGCCAGCCCTCCGTCCCCACCCTCATCCTCCAGCCGACCTACGACGGCGACAACGCCATCGTCGTCGTCGACACGACCTCCGCGATCGCATAAGGAGCGCAACGTGGCAGGCTTGCTCTACTTCGCCGCCGACCTCAAGAGCATCGGCACCCCCGACCTCGACCGATGGGGGCTGCTCGAGGTCTTTCGCGGCGCCACCATCCATCAGAGGGGAGTGCTCCGTGCCGTGGGACCCGGCTCGTCGTGTGGGGTGGCCTTCCGGCCCCACACGCTCGAGCCGCGGCAGCCCGTCCTCGGCTGCTGGCCAGCCGACAGCGAACGCCCCGAGGCGCGCCAGGCCTGGGAGCCCCTGCTCGGTGCGGACGGCGTGTGGATCGGCCACTACACCGACCAGCCCCCCACCCCCGCCGACCTCGCCCGGCCCGAGCAGGTCGCCGGCCACTACACCGAGCTCGAGGACGGCTCGCAGTGGCTCATCCCCGTCGCCCGAGCATTCCCGTGCGGCACCAGCCTGCCCGAGCGGCTGCTCATCGGCGAGGATAACACGTGGGTCCGCGAGGTGGTGCCGCGCTACGCACAGCTCTCCCGCCGTGCAGGCGAGTTCTTCGCAGGCTGCGAGGAGCAGCAGCAGTTCATCGTCGAGGACTGGGCCGACCTGGCCTGCGAGGCCATCGCGGTGAACTACCGCATCGACCGCCGCGGCGCCAGCCACCTCAAGCTGCTCACCACCACCAGCCTGCACCGCGTGCTCACCGCACTGGTCGACGGCCCGACCATCGAGGCCGTCCTCGCCGAGCAGCAGGCAAACCAAAAAAAAAACCGGCCCGATGGCTCACCTTCGAGCGATGGAGGCGCGGACTGATGCCAGGCCACATCCCCACCTACGCCGACCTCCACTGGCTCGCACGCACACCGTGGCCAGACGACCGATTCATCGAGGCAGCCGACGCCATCGTCGAGGCGGCCGCCGCCTTGATCGCGAGGGGACGCTATGGCCCGTAGCAAGAACGAAATCGTATGGACAGGCGACAGCGCCCAACTGATCCAGGACCTCGAAAAGCTCAAGACCAACTACGGCAAGCTCGAGCAGCGCATCCGCGAGACGGGCAAGTCTGGATCCAGGACCCAATCCGTGCTGGGGAGCATCGGAGCACAGGTCACATCGATGGCCTCCGGCTGGCTCTCCGTCAACGCCGCCATCTCCGCAGGCCGCGCACTCTTCCGGATGTGGGACGAGGATGTCAAGAAATTCGCGGAAAGTGCCAAGGCCGCCCGCGAATCGATGATGGACCTCTACTTCCTCGAAGGTGCAAAGCCAGGCAGCTTCGAGGCCACCGCCAGGGAGGCGGCAGGACACATGGTCCGGCCCACCGAATACGGGCCTGCCAAGGAAGCCTTCGTCTCGGGCACGGCGGGCATGGACAAAACCCGCCAGGCCGACCTCTGGCGCCTCGCCATGCAGCACCGCCGCCTCTCCCGCCTCCCACCCGAGCAGATCGCCGGCTTCTACGGCAAGGCAGGCCTCATGTTCCAGGGGCGCAGCCCCCAGGACATACAGAACTTCATCATCACGACCATCAAGCAGGCGGGCGCCACCGCCGAGGCCATCGGCCCGCAGTTCCCCCGAGTGATGGCCCTCGCGGGGCTCGGAAAGATGGAGCAGGAGGAACTCGGAGCCCTGTTTGCCGCCGCCACCCAGGCATCCGGCACGCCCCGACAGGCAGCCGGCGGCCTCGAAAGCATGGTCCGCGGCATGATGATCGGAGGCCCAGCGTCGGCGGGCATCCTCAAGGGGGCAGGCGTTACCGAAGGCATGAGCTTCATGGAACGGCTTCAGGCCGTCCAGCGAGCCCGAGCGGCGGGCACGATCTCCGACGAGCAGCTCGCAACACTCATCGGCACGCCGGGCATGCGCCTCACCAAGCTCACCGACACCGACATCCTGGCCCCCCACCTCCAGGCATTTCGTGCAGTGCGAGGCCGCCGCCTGGGATCTGAGATGGTCGCCGCCGCCGCCAAAGACCCGTCCTACCGCCGAGCCATGCAGTGGCGGCAGCTCGAAGCCGAGGAAGAAGCGGTCGAGGCCACCACGCACGCACTCGCCGACGTGGAGCGATACGGACGGGCCCTCGACGTGAGCCTCAAGCGGGGAGGGGCCGCCCCCATCCATCGCTACCTCTCCCAGATGAACTACCGATTCGGCACCTTCCTGGGAGCAGACCCCGCACGCGCCGCCGAGCTCGGGGCATTCACACAAGAGGACAGCTTCGGCGCAGTGATCCAGAAGCTCGACCGCGCCGCCGACAACCTGCAACAGGGCTCGGGCGACCTGCGGGGGGCCACAGGCGGCCTCAACATCAAGAGCAAAACCCACCTCCGCGATGTCCAGGGGGGCGGCTAGATGGCTACGCCTAAGATCGGCGACACAGAGTTCATGTTCCTGTTCGGCTCCGTCGACGAGCACGAGATGGCACTCGAGCTCATCCCGCGCCCAGGCATCGACGGCGAGGCCGCCGCCGAACTCGGCAAGCGCGCCAGTCAGAGCCTCCTCACCACCTGGTCCGACCACACCTCCGCCGCCAACGCCGACACCGCCTACGACGCCTACAAGGCCCTCATCGGCGGCGAGCCCGTCACCATCACCTACTCGAGCGGCCAGACCGTCGCCAACGTCCTCCTCCTCGGCTGCGAACGGCAGGGACAGCCCAAGCAGATGGCGGCGACCACGGGCTCCGCTCTCCGCAACGCGGGCACCTGGATCCTCCGGTGCCGATGGACCGTCCTCCACCGAGGCAACTGAGAAAGGGCTCACACATGGCTCAAACGCCTCACCGCCACACGCTCCTGCTCGCCGTCCTCGCCGGCATCGTCATCGCCGCCGCCCTCTGCGGGTGCGCCGCCCCGACCTGGCAGGACCGCGCCCACACCTGGCTCCAGGTGCAGGGCACCGCCACCGCCGCCACCTACGCCCTCATCGAGGCGCAGGCCACCGTCGAGCCCGACACCGTGCCCGCCGACCAGCTCAAGGCCGCCCGCGAACTCTACGCCTACTACGTCTCCCTCCACGCACAGGCAGAGCTCGCCGTCGCCAGCGACGACCAGCCCCTCTACAACCAGATCCGCGTGCAAATGCTCCTCTCCACCGCCCAGCTCCTCCGCATCAAAGCCGCCGTCTGCCCCGTCCTCAACCCCAGGCCCGACAGCGCCACCGCCGCCGCCCCCCCTTTTCCGAATGACGCGTGACGGATGACGCGTGACGCGTGGAGCCGCCCATGTCCGTGACCGCCCTCACCATCACACAGACCTCCCCCCTCGGATGGCGCCTCGCCTTCACCTCCGACGATGCCACCCCCACGTTCTACATCTGGCGCGACGGGGCGCTGCTCGGCACCACCCCGCTCGCATACTTCGACGTGGTGGTCCCCATCGGCACCCACCCCGTGTTCGCCGTCTACGACGACGCGGACGAATCGCCCCTCCGCAGCTACCCCGCCGCACTCACCCTCCAGTGGCGGCGCGACACGGCGGCCGAGACCTACCTGGTCGAGCACTACGACGGCGCGGAATGGGACACCGTGGCCACCGTCCACGAGCGCGGCGAGCGGGGCTACTACCAGTGGACCACGCCCCCCCTCGCCGACGCCGCGACGCACCAGTACCGCGTCTCCGCCGTCGCATCCGACGGCAACACCTCCACGGCCACCGCCCTCTCCGCCCTCATGGTCCGCCACCCCGACCCCGTCGCCGTCACCATCACCTACTCGAGCGACACGACCAAGCTCACCATCACCGAGGCCTGACCCGTGGCCAGCGAGCACACTCATTCCGACGCCCTCCGCTGGTATCTCACCGGCGCGGCCTCCGACGGCGGGGCGCAGGCCGACCCCGACGCGGCACTGGGCAACTACCGCTCGAGCACCCGCTACGGATCGATGGGCTTCCGTGCCAAGGGCGGCACGACCAACGTCACCATCGAATTCGTCGCCGGAGCCAACGGCCTCGGCACAGGCCGCATCCGAGCCGCGAGCACCTCCACCCTCGCATGGACACCGCCAGGCGGCACCGAAGGCACCGCCGTCACCATCGCCAACGGCCAGACCCGCGTCCTCGAGGGCGACGGCGACAACGATGCCTTCGTGGTCGTGACCCGCGACACCACCGCCGACCTGCTCGGCACGACAAACGTCACCTGCACCGACGTGTTCAACGGCCTGTGGGATAACATCAGCTCCGCCGAACGGGTGGCGGGCGAGACCGAATACCGCTGCCTGTGCCTCAAGAACGGCGGGAGCTATGAGGCCGACGCCACCCGCCTGTGGCTCGGCCTCCTCGGCACCGCCGCTGACGTGAACGCCGCAGGCTACGCGGCCGCGGGTGCCGTCACCATCACGGCGGGCGAGAGCGGGGGCTATGCCGACTGGCCGGAGCAGGGCGTCGTGCACAACGCCCGCACCGACGAGGTGCTCTACTACCACTCCCGCACCGACGACGCCCTGACCGTCGAGGCGGCGGGCCGCGACTTCTGGGGCGACGGTGCCGCCGCGGGCCTCGAGGACGATGTGCTCCGCCCCATCCCCCCCTGGCGCCTCGCACTCGAAGCCCCCGCCGCACAGCCCGCGGGCTACGCGCAGACCATCGCCAACGAGGGCACCGCCCCCACCAGCGTGAGCTGGCACCACTCGCCCCACGCGAGCGACCCGACCACCGTCCCCGGCCTCCAGGCCGGCTACTGCTACTTCCTGTGGATCGCCCGCAAGGTCCTCGCGGGCTCCACTGCCGACGCCGACGTGCCCGGCTTCCTCGAAGCCAGCGGCGGCGCGGTCTAACGCCGAGAGGAGATCCCCCATGGCAGGACTGCTGTACTCGTGTGCCACACCCGCCGAGGTCGCACTCGTCGCCGCCACCGAGAAAACCGTGCTCCAGGTCTACGCGCCGGCCAACCGCATCATCAAGATCCTCGGCTTCGTTTGGTCGGGCGACGCCCTGGCCAACACGGACAGCCCCGTGACCATCAAGATCGAGCGGCAGAGCGACGCGGGCACGGTGAGCGCGGGGACGCCCGTCGAGCTCGGGGTGACCGGGGTCACCATCGGCGGTGACTTCGGCTACAACGCCTCCGGCGAGCCGACGAGCGGAGCCCTGCTGCGGATTTTCCACGTCCACCCGCAGAGCGGCATCGACAAGGTCTTCGCCCCCTTCGAGGTCATCGAGATCGGCAGCGAAGGCCGCGTCGGGTTCACCTGCACCGCACCGGACGCCTGCAACTGCCTCCTCACCGTCATCTGCGAGGAGTAGAGCCCCGTGGGACTGGCCACCGTGAAGCCACCCGCAATGATCGTGAGTTCGGCCCCCCCGCCGAGCCGCAGCACCGTGCCCCAGCCCGTGCGGCTGGGGCCGGTGCGCGGTTTTGCACCTGCGGCCGTCCCCGCCATCCAGGTCGTCAGCCCCCCGCCGCTCCAGGCCCGTGCCCATCAGCAGGTCGGATTCTTCGGCCCGCACCACACAGGCCGCGTGCCCTTCGCACACAGCCTCCGCGACCGGCACCGCATCGCCGACGCCTCCCTCGCCGGCTATACCATCTATATCGGCACCGACGCCTCCCCCGACCTCACGGGCGACCCGACCGAAGCCGCCGCCAGCCTCCCGCACGAGACCTCCACCACCCTCGCCGCGAGCCACACCTACCACGTCGTCGTCCGCGCCCGCAACGTCTACGGCCTCGAATCCCTCAACGAGAACGAGGTCACGTTCGAGATCGACGCCGACGGCGACCAGGTGCTCCCGCGCCCATCCGCCCCCCGCTCCGTGACCGCCGAGGCCGCCGCCGACGGCGCGATCCGCATTCGAGCCCACTACAACGGCCTCCCCGACACCACCAAAGCCACCACCTGGCTCATCTACCAGACCGACGACGGCTCCGACCCCGTCGTCGGCGTCGACGAGCCGACCGAAGTCGCCATGACCGTCATGGGCGGCCAGGCCATCCTCGACCGCACCGCGGGCGAACACGGCGACGGAACCACCGTCAAGACCATGATCGCCACCCGCTACACCGCCGACGAGGTCGACATCGATAGCACAACCTCCGCGATCGTCTCGGCCACGAGCAACACCGACGCACCCGACGCCCCGAGCGCGGGCATCTACTTCGGCAGCCTGGCGAGGCAGGGGCAGTAGGACATCACGCGTCACGCGTCATCCGTCACGCGTCACAGGAAAAGGCAATGCGAGCCCCCGACTACACCCGCGACGGCATCGACCTCTACCTCGGGGACTGCCTCGACGTCCTCCCCGAGCTCGACCCCGTCCCCACCATCCTCACCGACCCGCCCTACGGCCTCGGCTTCATGGGCAAGGAATGGGACCATGGGGTGCCTGGCATCCCCTTCTGGCAGGCCATGCCCCTGCTTCCTGGCGGGCATCTGCTGGCCTTCGGGGGCACCAGGACGTGGCATCGGCTATGGTCTGCCATCGAGGACGCGGGCTTCGAGCTCCGCGACACCCTGATGTGGCTCCACGGCCAGGGCTTCCCCAAGAACCACAACATCTCCAAAGCCCTCGACAAGGCTGCCGGCGCACAACGCGAGGTGGTCGCTACTATCCCCGACAGGTGGGCAGGTGCAGGCAATGTCCTATGCAGAGCGGGGCAAGCCCCGCGGCCGACTGCCGAGGTCACCGCCCCTGCGACGGCGGCGGCTGTGGTCTGGGACGGGTGGGGGACGGCACTCAAGCCCGCCTGGGAGCCGGTGGTCGTGGCCATGGCCCCCCTCGACGGCACCTACGCCGCAAACGCCCTCGCCCACGGCGTCGCCGGCCTCCACATCGATGCCGCCCGAATCCCCACAGGGGAGGACTGCGCCAGGGGGCGCGCCGTGGTGGGCGACACACCGGCGGCCTTCGGTCGAGGCTACGCGATGGGAGGCAACGGCTCCCCCCACGGCCGCTGGCCTGCGAATCTCGCACTCGACCCCGTCGCCGCGCGGATGCTCGACGAGCAGAGCGGGGAAAGGCGGCCGGCAGGTGTGCATCGGGAGAGCGCGGGCAAGATAATTGACAACAAGGTCTTCGGACGCGGATTCCGAAGAACGGATGATGCCCTCTATGACGACAGCGGGGGCGCAAGCCGCTTCTTCTACGTGGCGAAGGCATCAGGCGCTGACATCGGCCGCTGGCCTGCGAATCTCGCACTCGACCCCGCCGCCGCGCGGATGCTCGATGAGCAGAGCGGGGAACTCCACACCCACCCCGGCACGATGCGCAACGACGGCCAGCCCGGGTTCATGTGCTCGGGGCGCAGGGCAGGCGACGTGCTCAGCCACGGTGAGAAGGGGGGCGCGAGCCGCTTCTTCTACTGCGCCAAGGCCTCCCGCTCCGAGCGGGGGCAGGGCAACGACCACCCGACCGTCAAGCCCCTCTCCCTGATGCGATGGCTGGTGCGGCTCACCGACACCCCGAGCCACGGCACCATCCTGGATCCGTTCGCGGGCAGCGGCACCACCCTGGAGGCGGCCTGGCTCGAGGGCCGGCCCGCCATCGGCATCGAGAGCGACGAGCATAACTTCGCCCTCGCCGTCGCACGCATCGACCGCGCCCTCGACGCCGCCGCCACCGCCGCCCCACTCTTCGCCGCCGCAGGAGGCTGAGCCGTGCCGCAAATACAGGTTCCGCCCACCACCTCGCCCGGCACCGGCTCCATCTGGGATATCCCACGCGAGCCGGTGTTCGTCCACATCCGAGCGGCCTGGGACGATGAGTGGCACGAGGTGGACTACCTCCAGCCCCTCGAGGTGGTGCGGGCCGCGGCCCCCACACTGTCGCAGGCCACCTTCCAATGGCGGGTGGGCTCGGTGCTCCAGCACGACGGCTCGACGTTCAACGTCGAGAGCAGGCAGGACTTGCTCAACTGCTTTGTCCGCATCTCCGTGGCCGCGAAATACGACCCCGACCTCCGGCCCCTCTGGTATGGGATCATCACCGACGAGGACTACCGGATCGGCGGCAGCCACGCGGGCGGAGGCTCCCACGCGGCGGGCACCCCGACACTCACCGACGGCCAGGCCTGGCAGCGCCTCCGCGCCTACGGCCTCGAACTCCTCCTCCACCGCGCGACCATCGAGCATGGCTGGGTGCAAGAAGACGACAACGCGTTCGATGACTTCGGGGACACGACGGAGATCGGCTGGTGCCCGACGTTCAACCGCAAGGCGCCCTCGGGCTGGGGCCTGATGGGCAACCGAACCACCACGACCACCGCCGACGGCGGGTGGCCGAACGGCGTGCATGCATTCTCCCAAATCTCAGGGGCGACCTGGACCCCCGACGACATCATCCGATACCTGCTGATGCACTACGGCCCCACCACCGCCGCCTGCTCGGGGATGACCTGGAGCCTGGACACCACGAACGTGAGCCTCGACAACGCGACGGGGGTTTACAAGCTGGACGGCTTGAACGTGGCGCAGGCACTCAACACTCTGATCGACCGCCGCCGAGGGCTCGGATGGTGCCTCGACGTGGACGACGACGACGTGCGTGTGCGGGTGTTCAGTATGTTCGCCCACGACATCACGGTGGGCGGCACGACGCTGACAGGCAACGGATCCTCGTGGGCAATCGTCATGGACAGCACGCCGAACATGTCCTGCGAGATCATCGGCCGCCGCACCCCCCGCGCCAGCTACCTCACGGTCTACGGATCGCGGGTCAAGAGCACCTTCACCGAATACCACGCGGCCGAGGGCGGAGCGTTCGAGAACGGATGGTCGAACACCGAGGAGACCGACTATCTCCAGACCATCTCCGACGACGCGCAGGAGACGAGCATCCACCGCGCCCGCCCCGAGTTCGAGCGGGTCTTCTGTTACTTCCGCATCAAGGACGACTGGGACTGGGAGCCCCTCGATGGCGGCACCGCAGCCCCCACCGTCAACGCCGACGGCACCCTGGGCACGGGCGTCACCGCCAACGTGTGGATCGGCGGCAAGCGATTCCTCCGCCACCTCCCGTTCCTCGACACCACGGGCACCAACCAGGCCAGGTTCGAGACCCTGATGGCCTTTGCCCCCCACCCGCAGGACGCCGACAAATACGTCCGCCTCGACAAGCCCCCCGAGCGGACGGTCGGGGACACCTACCCGACGATCCCCATCCTCCCCGCGGCGGGTGAGCTGGGGGTGCTCCTGCGAGCCAACCCCAACTACCTCCTCGCCGGCGGCGGCAACGTCGAGAGCAAACGCACCACACAGGCCGCGCCCTACCGCGTCAACGACCTCGTGTTCACCGTGTGCACGGAGACCGACGAGCGGATGCGAATCGAGGTCGACCTGGGCGCCAACTACGGCAGCGGCCCCCCCAACCACATCGTCATCTACGTGCCGGAGGCCGAGCTCTGGTACGTCAACCAGGGCACGATCGACGGCATCGCCGAGGACGGCTCCCTGCACACCTATACGGGCAGCCAGACACCCCGCGACGACACGGATATGCTCGAGCGCGTCGCGGCCTACGCCTCCGCCTACTACGGCTGCGACCGCAACGCCGTGCGGATCGGCCTCGCGGGCATCGAAGCGGGCTTCGACGTGGGGCAACTCCTCGAGGCCGCCTACCACGACGACCCCACGGGCGGAGCCCCCATCGACACCGTGGTCACCGTGGTGATCTGGTCCCTCAGCGACAACCCGCCCACCACCCAGATCCAGACCGACCACGTGGCCTTCGACCCGAGGGCCGGCCTGTGACCGCTTGTTCCGAATGACGCGTGACGAATGACGAGTGACGCGTGAGAGGTTTTCCCATGGACCACCACCCCTACGTATCGGACCAGCAGACCGCCCGCACGCTCCAGGCCCTCGAAGCCGACGTGGCCGACCTCCGCGCACAGGTGGCCGACGCCCCCGCACGCATCACCGTGCCAGGCGCCACGCGGGGATGGTTCCGAGCCCAAATCGTCGAGACCGCACCCGCGGGCCACTCCATCCCCGCCGACGAGCCGATCTACGCCGTCAAGGAGGTGAAGGGCAACAACGCCGTCGCGGACGGAGACAGCGAGACCTTCGCCTTCCGCACCAACCCCCGCCACGTGATGGCCACCAACACCGCCGAGCCCGAGGACAGCCACTCCCTCAACGAGGAGGACACGGCCGATGCCACCGGCCGCGTCATTGTCCAGGTGTTCGAGGACGTGGACGAGAACGCGTGGTCCAACACCACCCCCTCGGGGCCGCGCTTTTTTTTTTCACGGGGCGTAGCCTCCCGCTGGATCGAAATGGAGCCCAAGCGCGTCGCGGACGATGCCTCCAGCGCCGACATTCTCCTCGAGTACACGGGGGCCGGTGCCGAGGCGGCACACGCCAACGGCCTCTACGCCTTCTCCCTCGACGGCTCGAACAACGCGGAGGTATTCCCCGAGACGACGGTCGAGTTCCTCGTCGTCCTCGACGAGTTCCACGCCTACATCGAGGGCGGGGCGGCGGGCCAGGGCGAGTACGACATCTACACCGACCTCATGGTCGACTGGATCGCCGGTGCCTGGAACATGGGCGTGACCTACGCCACGCAGCCCGCGTGCAACGTGGTGGCGGCCTACACCGCCCACGGCATCGCCAGCATCCAGGGGCATCTGCACGACGCTGACCTCTGGGAGACGGGGCTCGTGGACAACGGGGGGTCGGCCGACCGCACCCGGTTCCTGATTCAGAACGGCGACACGACGGAAGGGCTCACCGTGCCCGCCGACTGCTACGGCATCCGCCTCCGCCTCGCCGAGGGAGGCTTCGTGAGCCACGACAACCAGGACAATGTGCTCGTGAAGGTCACGCACCCCGACGTTTTCCCCTCGCTGCCCCGCGTCTACTACCGCAAATGCCCCGTCGGCCCCACCCACGTGTTCTAGGGAAGGGGGCGAACCGTCAAGAAAGACTTGACACAAGAGCGGAAGCCGCTATAATAGAACGTAGAGGACAGCCTAGCGATAAACGAGAAGCTAGGGACACCCGACAGGAGGCCGGAGCGATGGGCTAGGGCACCCTACCAGCATTAACAACCCCAGGTAAGTTGCGGCGCTCACAGGCGCCGCCCACACCGCCGACCCGCCCACGGGTCGGCGGCTGTGGTTTAACCCCCGACACAGGAGAAAAAAAAGATAAAAAAAAACGGATTCTCCCCTTGACATTTATACTTCTTGTGGTATAATATAGACAGTCGGGGAGAGAGAAAAGGAGAGAGAGATGAGCAAAGCGGCAAGCACGAAAGCGGCGGACGGGCTGACGGCCGTGGACATCCTGTGCGAGGCCACGATGAAGGCGGCGGCCGAGCTGCTCGCGATGGGCAAGTATCCCAAGCTCTCCGCTCGCCCCACGAACCTGCGAACCTCCCACATCGCCGGCGCGATGAGGCAGACCCTTAAGTGCAAGCTCTCCTACATAATGAAGGAGTGGAAAGAAGCCCTCGACGCGGGGCTCGGCAACGGCTGGCTCCGCAAGATGATCGGCACACAGGCCATCGAGTGTGCGACCGAAACCCTCGACATCTGCGAAGAAGAGCTCTAGACACCAAAACCAGGGGAGACGGAAGGAGCACGAGATGTCAGCACGGTTCGAGGTGCACTACTCAGGCGTCGGCGACCACAACCGCGAGATCGTGGTGATGGAGGCGGCCGACACCCCCGAGCAGGCGATGGGGATGGTCCGCGGCTGGTTCGAGGAGGCGGAGAAGCAGGGCGCCGACCCCGCAGCCGCCGAGGTCGCCGCCGTCACGGCGGGCGAGATGCTCGGTGCCGTGATGCTCGACCTCCTCGAGCTCGCGGGCGTCGACGTGGACCAGGGCGATGCCCCGCAGTCCGCCGCCGACGCGGCGGCCTCCCTCATCGACGCCATCGTGGCCGACATCGAGCGCGAGGCCGACGACGGCCTCCCCGCAGACCTCGACGACAACCTGGTCTGCACCCGCGCCGCGGGCTGCCCGACCTGCGGCAACCGACGCAAGGACGCCCTGGTCTGGCGCGAGGACGATACGCTCCGCTGCGAGCGATGCCAGACCGTCTACACGCCGACCGCCACAGCCAAAGCCTGACACCAAACCAGGGGAGCAGGAAGGAGCACGGGATGGGAACCACTAGAGAGCAGAGGGTCGAGGAGGCACGGATCGGGGCCGTCGTCGAGCAGATGCTCAGGGGCTACGGGCCACAGGAAGGCGAGACGGTGTCGTTCGACGCCACACTCGGCACCGAAGCCCCCGGCGACTGGACGCGCTTCGAGGATATCCCCATCGAGGCATCGGACATCCCGAAGGCCAAGCGGATCGTCGACGACCTCCTGAGCCAGGACTGACGCCCCGACCAGGGGGGATCGGTTACGAATCACGCATTACGAATTACGAATTGAGCCTCCCATGCCCCCTCGCCGCCGCACAAGCCCCGTCGGCTCCCGCCTCGACACCGTCCTCCGCGAGCACGGCATCACCATCACCGCCCTCGCGGACCAGCTCCCGGCTCACCACTACCCCTATGTGTGGCGAACCGTCGCCGGGCGGCGCGAGATGACACGGTCGGAAGCGATCACCGTGTCATCCGCGCTCGCCCGGCTCGGCGTGACGGTGTCCTGGAAGTCCATCATCTGAGCGTGCAGCAGGTGGCAGGCCACCCGCGCGCGGGCTTCGAGCCACCCCTGCATCAGGAGGAGCACGATGCCCGCAGGCACCATGAGCACGGCCAGGCCGATCAGCGCCGCAGATCATACTAGCGCCCTGCGGGGGCTCCGTCAAGGGAAAACCGTCAAAAAAAAAGAATTTAATTATTGACTTAATCCGTCAGCGGAGTATAATGCGAGTGCGGAATCGGGAAACGGAACCTGTAGAGGAGCCTGAAATGGACGAGCGGATGGGGCAAGCACTCGATGCTGCGGCGCGGAAGGACGGGCTTTTCGAGTGCAAGGGGGTGCTGCTCAGCTACGCGGCCACCCGCAAGGCGGTCGAGGCCGCCATCATCACGTCCAGGGAGCTCGGCGACGTGGCCTGCGTGGACAACGTGATGCTCACACACGTGTTCGAGGAGCTCGACCTCGATGCGTTCGAGGCCACGCTCCGCGAGAAGCTGGTGTGCGACAGTGTGAAGCGGGGGGGGAGTTGATGGTCACACAGGCGCGCCACATGGTGATAGCAATGGTCAGTGGGATCATCTGTGTGGCAATCGTAGTTGGGGCCGCCATCTGCATCGACTACCTCATCACCCCACACGGAGCACCCGCCGTCTGCCCCATCGTGGTCGTGGATGCCAACGGCATGCACTACCCCGCCCGCTGGGACCCGCCCCACCTCACCATCACCTGCCCCGACCTCCACACCGACCGCGTGCTGCTCTGCCGCATCGAGTTCTCGAACATCACCAGGAGCCTCCCCACACCGCCCGAGGAGCCCGCCCGATGAGTGAACGCCGCCACCTCCGCGTCGCACGCCTCGTCCCCACCGACTACGATGGCAGGGTCGTCGGCTGGATCGTGCACCAGACCCACACGGGCGATCAGTTCGCCGCCGATGGCGACACCTACAAGCCCCACGGCAAAGACACCGTCCCCCTGGCATCCAAAGAATGCCCCGAAGTGCGAACCTCGGAGCCGCAGGGGATCTGCGTGGCGCTGATGCGGGGGCGGGACACGGGGTCGGCCAACGACCTGATGATCTTCGAGACGGAGGCGGACTGGGCGACCTTCGCCCGCAGCGTCGCGGAGTACAACCGCACCAACGGCGGAGAGTTCGACGGCGCGCCCGACGACGAGCCCCGCGAGGGCGACTGCCCGCTCATCCTGGCCGCCGAGTAGAGGAGACCTCCCCCATGCGCCGACACCTCACCATCAACGCACGCATCGTGCGAGCCAAGCCCCGCCGCAACTACCACGCGATCCGCACCGGCGTGAGTGCCCTCGGCGCCCGCCTCCCAGGCCGCACGCCCAAGGACATCGCGATCGAGGCTCTCCTCGAGCTCGCCGACCCGGCGGCCGTCGTCGACCACGTCCGCCGCCACATCGAGGCCCGAAAGGTCAAAGCCTGATGCCACCTGAACCACGGCCGAGCAGGCCCCGCCCGCCAGAGCCACCGCCCTCCCAGGGACACCGCTCGGCCTGTACCACCACACCAGAGCCCCGCCTCTGGATATGCCTGCGCCCCACTGCGGGCTATGGCGAAAGCCCCGTGGCCATAGCAACGGCGCTTTTCGGACAGTTTGTCTCACACCCGCCGTCGAGGCGAATCACATGACACAAAACCTCGATGAGGCGAGGCTGGGGCCGGGGACACACGCCAACGCCCTCGACCGCAGGCTCCACGAGCTCGCGGTCGAGGGCCTGCCCATCCCCATCGACGAGGTCGAGGCCTACCACACCGCCCTCACCCGCCTGGCCAACGCGGAGGAGACGGTGCACAGCGCCCACGAGATGCTCGACGCCGTGGGCGTGGTTCGCCACGACCCCGTCGCCGGGCACCTGAGCCTCCTCCCCCGCCTCGGCCACCTCATCGCCGAGCACCGCAGGCTGCGTGCCGACATCGACAAGGCTCGCGGCGAGCTGGCCAACCTCTACGCCTCGATCTTCACGAGTGAGTTCGGCCTGGGCGGTGCCGCCGCCCCCGACGTGGCCACCGCATAAGAGGACCATGTGCTATGACGCGAATTGCTGCACTCATCGAGCTCCGCCGCCTCGCAATAAGGGGCGACGAGAAGGCCAAGGCTATCCTGCCCCCTGTCATCTGGCGTGTCCTCCCGCACATCCTGGAGGCGGCCCAAAAGTACAGTTGGCTCGGCGAGAGCGTGGTCGAGGATAGCGGCGACTACTGCAATAGGGCAGCGGACGCCGTGGACGACACCGAATGGCTCCGCGCCGAGGTCGCCTCCCCACTCGACCTCACCGACACCGCGGACGCCGCCGCCCCCGACGTGGCCACAGCATGAAAGGAGTGCCGGCGTGAATCGCAGAGCGGTGATGGTCGTTGTGGAGGACACACAGTGGACAGTGGTTGCCACGGGAGTGCACCTGTCCTACGAGATGCCATACATCGCCGAGTTCTGGCGGCAACTCGCGGTCCAGCTCGAATTGCCCGACCCGCAGACCACGTGCCTAGGCTGCTCGGACGATGTGCTGGGCGCACAGAGCGAGGCCAACGACCTCCAGGCCAAGCTCCTGACGGCCGAGCAGGGCATCCAGGCCCGCGACGGTGAGAGCGCACGGCTCGAAGCCGCCCTCGAAGCGGCGAACAACGATGCCCTCCGGTGGCGCGACGCGGCGGCACAGAGGATGGAACAAAATACAACGGTCGCGGAGATGCTACGAAAGTGCAAGGCCCGGGTGAGGGCGGCCGAGCAGGCCCGCAACCAGGCAATGAGCCAGGCAGGCCATCACGCCAACACCCTCGACGCCATCCGAGCCGCCCTCGCAGGCGACGAATGACGCGTGAAAGGAACCCTCATGCCACGTAGTACCTATCAGATCGTCCCTGAGGGATGGCCGTGTTCCTATGAGGACTGCCCGCCCGGCCTGTTCATGGTCGACGGCACGCTCTGCTGCAAGACAGAATACAGCGACCAGTCCCCCTTTGTCTGCGAGAGCGGGGAAATCTTCTGGGGCGGCACCGACACCACCGACGACAGGAACGCTCTCGAGGTACAGCCCGTCCGCGTCATCTCCGTGGCGGTCTAGCCTCGACGAAAGGGACCCTACCATGCAGCAGTGGTATACCGACACCGGCGGCTGGCTCAGCCTCGCCCTGATGCTCACCCTCGCCGCCGCCTGCCTCCTCGTCGACCACCCCCGCCACCACAAGCAGGGAGGGCGGAAGCTGTGAAGCCGACATACGCCGAGCGGATGCGGGCGAGGGCACTCGCCGCCAATGAACGGAAGCGCCGGCGGGATATCAAGCGGATCGACAAGTGGTATACCCGCCAGTTCACGCAGGAGGAACGCGAGACCCGCGCCGACCGTTTCAAGGTGCACCTCGAGCCCGTGCGCGGGGGGATCCCCAGGGGCGAAGCCCTCTCGGTGGCGGGCATCCTCGCCGCCATGTTCACCCGCAGAAGGAAAGCGGCGGACGAATGAACCGAACCTCTGATCGCGCGTCACGCGTCACGCGGCACGTCCACATCACCCGCCGCACGCTCGACCGCCTGGCACGCCGCCGCGAGTGCGAGCCCGAGATCGAGGACACCATCGGCGGGGTCACGGTGCGGGCGAACAGCCCGCTCGCACTCCAAATTGCCAGGGGAGCCCTGGCGTCACGCGTCACCCGTCACGCGTCATCCGAACAGGAGCCAAGCCCGTGAACAAGTCGCCCATCGTCCCCTACGACCGCCTGGAGGTGGACGAGGGCGTCTTCGAGGTGCCGGAGGCCGTGCGGGCCGCGGGCGAGGCCTTCAACCAGGCCATGGCCGAGGCATACACCGGCCGCTACTTCCTCCCCGACACGTTCGCCGTCGAGTGGCCGCCCGAGGAGCCCCCCGAGTGAGCAACCACGTCCAAGACCTCGTCCGCCAACGCGCACCCTACGACAAGTCGACATACTCCGTGCTCCTCGCCCTCGCGGACTGGGCGGACGACGAGGGGCGCCTGTTCTGTCTCATCTCGACCCTCGCCCACAACGCGCGGTGCAGCAAACGCACGGCGCAGCGGGCGATCCGCAGGCTCGAGGCCGACGGGTTCCTCGAGATCCACCCCCGCCCCCGTCGCTGCAACGTCTACACCATCAACGTCCGCCGCCTCGCCTTGCAGTCCCGGTGGATCGTGCCCGACGATGCCGAAACTAAGGGTGACAAAATGACACCCCAGGGGTGTCACCGTGACAGGGGGGGGATGACACAGCGTCGGGGGGGGGATGACACGGGTGACAGGGGGGGGGTGACACCATGTCACCCAGATCCATGTCTTGATCCATGTCTAGAACCGGAAGAACGCGCGCGCACGCGCGAGGGAGCGGAAATTCAGACCCCGCACCCCGAGTGGGCAGGCGACGGTGTGGCGTGTGTGCTCGACTTCGGCGGCAGGCCGTTCGACGTGGTGCTCGAGCTCGACGGCGACGGCGACTACACGTTCCCCCACCCCACCATCCCGCGCGTGACCTGCAACGCCTCGACCTGGTGGGACCACCTCGAGCCCGCCCCCGAGCCCGTCGGCGCGGGGACATAGCTCAGGAGGATTCGATGGCAGCGACCAAACGCACCAGAGGCCCGAGGATCAAGCAGTCCGACAGGCTCCGCCTGCCTCGGCGCCGTCGCCGCAAGGGTGAGCTGTGCCTGGTGGCGGTGAGCGACCTCCACGTCGGCGGGGTGGACGGCCTGTGCTATCCGTCCCAGCAGAAGCCGGGCGGGGGCACCTACCAGGCGAACGAACGCCAGCTCTGGCTCTTCGAGCAGTGGAAGGCGGCCATCCGCCGCTGGCACCACCCCGACGCGCTGGTCGTGGTCGGCGATGCCACGGCGGGCTCAGGCTCACAGAAGAAGCTCCGCTCCGCACTCTGGACCACCAATGCGATGCAGCAGGCGGAGCTGGCAGCCGACCTGGTGAACATGTGGCACGCCGGCCTCGTCTACCTGGTCGAGGGCACGGCGCGGCACGTGAAGATCGACGAGGAGACGCTGGCCGTCGAGGAGTATATGGGGCGCTACGGCCTCGTGCCCAAGGCCGTCGTGGGCAACGGCAAGCACTACGCACCCGCCGAGCGGATCGTCCGCCTCGGCGGCATCGCCTTCCACCTCTCCCACTTCCTCTCAGGCACCTCCAGCCCCGTGTCGCCCGCCACCGCGCCTGTCCGCGAGCACATCAACGCACTCATCGCCGAGGCCCGCGGCTGGTATCCCCGCTGCGACGTGGTGCTCCGAGCCCACAGGCACTTCTACCTCAGCGTCCACTTCGGCGGCAACCGTTTCGCCGTGCGGATGCCCTGCTGGCAGATGAAGACCCGCTACGAGCGGGGCCGCAACGCCCTGCTCTGGAACCCGATGATCGGTGCCCTCCAGTTCCGCATCAAGGACGGCCACGTGTCCCTCGACGAGGGGTGCGTCGAGTGCCCCTTCAACGCCCCCGTGCCCGACGACGTGGAGGCGGACAGGGGGCGCGACCTCGAGGCCGAGCGGGCCGCACTGCTCGACCCCTTCGGAGACGAGGACGAATGACCAGCATCGACACCTCGCTGCACCGCGTGGTGCAGTTGCCCCGGGCATGGCTCCTCGCCTCCGAGTGCGAGGCGGCCAGAGCCCCAGAGCCTGAGCCCGACGAGCCCCACTGGCTCGACGACCCCGACGCGGCCGCCGAGTATGCGGCGCTGCCCACCGCACGCTGCCCGAGCAACTGGAGGTCTGTGAGATGACACAGGGTGCGGCGTGGCAGGGCACGGAGATGCGCGGCACGGCGGGGCCCGGCGGGGCGCGGCAAGGCACGGCACACTCCCCATCCGCACAGCACTTCAGGAGAGTTTCCCTAGGCGGGGCAAGGCCGGGCGCGGCGCGGCGAGGCAGGGCTCGGCGCGGCGAGGCAGGGCGAGGCGAGGCAAGGCACGGCACACTCCCATCCCTCGAGCATCAGGAGATCCCCTCGGCACAGACCACGGGCAGAGCGTGGGCACCGCGGCCACAGGACTTCAGGAGAGTTTCCCCCAGGCACGGCATGGCGGGGCCCGGCAAGGCGCGGCTGGGCAAGGCGCGGCGGGGCGCGGAGCGGCAAGGCACGGCACACTCCCATCCACTCGATGACTGAAGGAGCACGGGCTATGGCGAAGAAGGGCACCAAGGGCGGCGCGGACAAGCTCAGGTGCGACCGCATGAAGGTCACCTGCGTGGGCATCCGCCCCGTGATGTTCGACCGCTACGTGGCGCAGGACGAGCTCGACCGTGCGGCGGAGGAGAAGCTCTACCTGGACGACGAGCGGCGGGTCTGCTTCCCCGCGCTCAACATCTTCAGCTTCCTGGGCGCTGACCAGGGGTCGAAGAGCTGTGCGGCGGTGTTCATGGGCAGGGAGCGCGCCTCCTACGTGCGGGGCGTCGCCGCCTCCATCCAGATCGACCCCGACCTCGTGCCCTTCACCCGCGAGGGCAAGCCCATCGTGTTCGACAAGTTCGACGCCTCGGAGCGCGACACGGCGGCGGGCCTGCACATTGAGCACCACGTGGCGCGGGTGAAGAAGGGCGCCCAGCTCATCCCGATGGAGAAGACGCGGCCCGTGCTCGAGCTCCCCTGGGCACTCGCCTTCACCGTCACCATCTACGACCTGGGGACGCCGGTCAAGCCCGACATCATCCGGCGGTGGTTCCACCGTGGCGGCATCGAGATCGGCTTCGGCACCTTCCGCCCCGTCTACGGCCGCTTCGTGACCACGGTCGAGATGCTCTGACCGCCACAACCACAGGAGGATAAGAGCTGATGGCCGAGACGACCCAAGCCCCCGCGGAGCCGACGAACCCGAAGCTGCGGGGCTCGAACCTCATCGACTGCATCCCGCAGACGGGGCCGTGCCCCAACGACTGCCCCGAGTGCTACTACAACCGGCCCGGGGCGTGGTATGCGGACATCGACACCCCCATCCTCCCCACGGCATCGGCGTGCGAGGGCAAGATCGTCCGCATCAACTCGGGCAACGACAGCAACAACGACCGCGACGACGTGCTCGAGGTGGCCAACCTCTATGCGTGGCACGACGTGCACTGCTTCCTCAACACCTCCGTGCCCCGTTTCGACTTCCCCGTGCAGGACCCCGTCAGCCCGCTCAACACACACGGCTGGGGCCACTTCCCCGTCGTCTTCACCTGCAACGGCAAGTGGCCGGGCTACCTGGTGAAGTGCCCGACCAACGTGATGGCCGTCCGCATCCGGTGCAACACGTGGGATCTCAGCGAGCAGGAGCGGCTGGTCGACTTCTACCTCGACCAGGGCGTGCCCATCGTGATGACGTGGATGCGCTACTACCAGCAGCCCATCCCCGACGGCCACGCCCATGAGTACACGTGGCGCAAGCACCTCGCGAACGCCTATTGGTGCCCGACCTCCGAGGCCATCGTGCAGACGATGAGCCTGTTCGAGGGCTCGGGCGTCCGCATGTGCGGCACGCCGTGGTCGAGCTACTGCGTGGACTGCCGCAACTGCGAGCTCCTCTACTGGGACTGCCTCCGCAGGATGGGGGTGGAGGTGTGAAGCCGGCATACAGGATCCTTCACCGCGGCAAGGACGAGTGGCGGCCACAGCGGCGGACGTGGTTCGGATGGCGTTCCCTCATGCACTGGGTGAAGCTCGAGCCGCATTCCCCGAAGTCGTATCTGCGCCCCGACTATGCCTCGCGTGCGGAGGCTCGGGGTGCGATCATCGCCGACAGGCGGCTACGCCGTGCCCGAGCCGCGAAGCGCAGGCAGAAGTGGCACGTCACCGACGAGTATCCGCCCAGGAGGATAGGAGGCGACAGGTGAAGTGCAACCTCTGCCACCGATATGTCCCGGATGATGACTGCCTGTTTAGCAACATGGGCATCGTGTGCCGCGCCTGTGCGGATGCGTGTGAGCGGACAGGGCGCCTCCCCAAGCCATCGGATTATGAGCCCCCCGCCCCGGGTGCTTTCCGAATCACGCGTCGTTCGCGCTCCGGCGAACGCACACGCATGTCACGCGTCATCTTATGGGCAGCCACCACCGCCGCGATCGCGGGCAACGTGCTGCTCGTCCACCGCATCCGAGCCGCCTTCCTCGTGTGGACCGCGGCGAACCTCGTCTTCCTCACCCGCAACCTCCGGCTCCGCGAGTGGGCGCAAGCCGCCCTGTGGGCGACCTACACCGCACTCGCCGTGTGGGGCTGGTGCCATTGGGGGAAGTGACCGATGGCTCGCAGGAAATGTGCCGCGCCCGACTGCGACAACGACCTCCCGCCCCGCGCCCCCGGCGTGAGGGGCCGCGGGCGGACGAAATGGTGCTGCGACGAATGCCGCCAGCGCACGCTCCGCGGCTCGGGCAAACGCAGGCACAGCAACGGCGCACGCTCGAATGCCTGCGGGGTCACGTTGCGGCGGAACCTCAAGGGTCCGCACGCGGGCAGGCGCACGTGTCTGGCCTGCGGCAAGATGTTCCTGAGCGAGGGCAACTGGAACCGCATCTGCAAGCGGTGCGCGCGTCGCGACACCCGCCGAGCCCCGCAGCGCGTGCCGCCCACCATCCTCGGGGCGGTCGGGCCGCTCGCCGACGAGCCGTGCCTCGACGGCGAGGACTTCGCCGACGTCCGCCGCCACCTGTGATGCGTGAGCGAAACAGAAAAGGAGCAAGACCTATGTCCCTGGCCACTCGAATCCGAACCCAGCTCGTCAAGGAGGGCCTGAGCCGGCACGTCGACGTGTTCGACCCCGCCCGCCTGCTGCCCGTGCGCGGGCGGATGCACCCCGACGGGCACGACATGCCCGACACGGCGGGCGTCTACCTCGTCCGCGGCTACCCCCGCACCGTGCAGGGCAACAGCCTCACGGGATTCATCACCGCACACCTCAAGTCCGCTGACGCCGATGGCAGCGAACTCTACGACGACCCGGAGTTCACCTACCACGACGTGCGCGAGCTGCCGCCCCTCGATTGGGTATGGGAGCGCCGCCTCACCGCCCACGACGAGCCCCTGCCCTGGATGTCGCTCGACGACCTCGTGGAGCCGTGGGAGGTGGACGCCCTGGTGATCGAGCGGCTCGAGGCCGAGATCGACGGGATCAACACAGTGATCGACGCCGACGGCACGGTGATCGGCAGGCTCCACGCCCGCATCGCAACGCTCGCCAACCTCGCCCGAGTGGGGGAGGCCGCGGTGCGGTTCGCAGGAGCCCTCGACGCCTACCACGGCGTCGAGACCGCCGAGCGCCTCGGCCTCGTCAAGCCCGAGCCCGATCCGAATCACGCGTCACGCGTCACGCGTCACGACCCTGAGCCCACCGCACAGGAGCCCGCCGACGGTGCCTGAGATTCGCATCCATCACGGCGACGTGGCCGAGCGGCTGGCAGCCCTGCCCGCCGAGCACTACCACGCCATCGTCACCTCGCCCCCCTACCACGGCCTCCGCGCCTACCTGGACCTGCCCCCCGTGGTCTGGGGCGGCGACCCCGACTGCTCCCACGAGTGGGCCGACGCCCTCCCCAGGCCTGGCAACGAATACCGCGAGGGCCTCGGAGAGCACTCCGAGTTCAAGGGCAGGCAGGACAAGGCCGCCATCCGCCGCACGCTCAACTGCGGTGCATCCCTCAGGAGCACTCTGGCCACCGACCCCGCCACCGCAGCGAAGACTATCGCCCTGCGCGAGATGAGCGGGAACGTCTCCGGCGGCACCTTCTGCCGCCTGTGCGGGGCGTGGCGGGGGCATCTGGGGATCGAGCCCGAGGTCGACTGCCTGGCCTGGGCTCGCGGCGAGGACCCCTGCCCCGCGTGCTACGTCTGCCACATCCGCGCCATCTGGGGCGGCAAGGACCGGCCCGTCGGCCTCTGGCGCGTCCTCCGCGCCGACGGCATCTGCTGGCTCAACATAGGGGATTCATTCGGCGGCACGGGCACCGGCTCGGGCACGGGCAACTTCGCCCTCAAGGATAACCCCCTGGCACTGAAGCCGGACCGGTCACGCATTACGCATTACGCATCACGCATTAAGCCTTCCGAGCTCTGCCTCGTCCCGCAGCGGCTCGCGCTCGCACTCCAGGCCGACGGGTGGTATGTCCGCACCGAGGGGATATGGTTCAAGCGGTCGTGTATGCCCGAGAGCACGCGCAAGCGCCCGACCCGCGCCCACGAGCAGGTGTGGATGCTGACCAAAAGCCCGTCGAGCCGCCACTTCTTCGACGCCGAAGCCGTCAAGCAGGCACCGAGCCCCCACACACGGGAGTATAAGGGCTCGCCGCCAGGTGCGAGGGGCAGGGGATGCCCCGCATCCGCGATGAACATGCGGGCGTACATGCCGAGCAACATCGTCTCCTCCCGCAACCTCCGCACGGTCTGGCGACTGAAGCCTGAGCCATCGAACTACGACTATTGCGGGGGGTGCGGCACGCTGTGGGCGGGGAGCGACCGCAAGGCCATCCGCCGCCTCCACTACGATGCGATGGGGGAGTGGCTGGTGGCCGTGGACGGGCGGTGCCCCGAGGAGGTGCACCTGCTGCTCGGCGCACGCCCCGAGGGGGAGCTGAGGCCGAACTGGCGTCGGCTGCGCGAGCGGAACCCCTATGAATCGCGGACGTGGCCGATCTGCCCGCACTGCGGGGGCTGGGACGCGTGGATCGCGCACTACGCCGCGTTCCCGAGCGACCTGCCCCGCCGCTGCCTCCTGGCCAGCACGAGTGCACGCGGCTGCTGCCCGACGTGCGGCGCGCCGTGGGAGAGGGTGGTCGAGACCATAGGCGATCCACGGGCGTTTGGCCGCGAGCAAGCTGAGGGACAATCGAGCGCGGGCTCGCATAGGACCATCGCAGGCGTGGTCCCATCCTATAAGGTGCCTTCGTCCACCCCCCTCGGCTGGCAGCCGACGTGCGGGTGCGGCTCGGAGCCTGTGGCGTGTCGGGTGCTCGACCCCTTTTCGGGGACGGGGACGACGCTGATTGTGGCGGCGCGTCTGGGCCTGGACGGGGATGGCATCGACGCTTCGGCGCCGTATGTGGCCTTGAGCCGCGAGCGGATCCGCATCGAGGGGGGCGTGGGGGAGGCCAGCCTGCCCCCGCGCGGGGCGATGCCATTGTTCTCACGCGTCACGCGTCATGCGTCACGCGTCACAGAAGAGGAGCATTCGGATGCGAGCACGTGAGGCGAACGTGGCGCGGGGCAAGTACTGGGACCGGCCGTGGGGGCTGGTGGAGGGCTGCACGCCGGTGAGTGAGGGGTGCGACCACTGCTGGGCGCGGGCGATGGACGCGCGCTTCTACGGGCAGCAGTTTGTGCCCCGCTTCCGCGACGAACACCTCGACATCCCGCTCCGGCGGCGTGTGCCCACGGTGTTCGCGGTGTGGAACGACCTCCTGCACGAATGCGTGACGCCCCACCAGATCCACGGGGCGTTTGGTGTGATGAAGGAGCGGCCGGAGCACACGTTCCTCATCCTCACCAAGCGGGCGGAGCGGCTGCCGCTCTGCGCGGAGGCGTGGGCCTACCACTTCATGGGCAGCGAGGCCCTCCGCCGCATATGGCTGGGGGTGACCGTGGAGAGCGCGGGGCACCTCGACCGCCTCGACGCCCTGCTGCGCGTGCCCGCCGCCGTGCGGTGGGTGTCCCTGGAGCCGCTGCTGGGGCCGGTGGATATCCTGCGCTACACGGAGAGCGGCCTTGAGTGCTCCGTCTGCAACTGGCGTGGCTGCGAGTCTGATACGGACGGCTGCCACTTCAGCGACGTGGGCGAGGAACTGTGGGCCTGCCCCGAGTGCGATGAGCCCTGTACACACACGCCGCAGGCCGAGGGCCTGGACTGGGTGGTCGTCGGGTGCGAGAGCGGCCCGCACAGGCGCCCCGCCCCGTGGGCGTGGATTCGTTCCGTGGTCGACCAGTGCACCGAGGCGCGGGTGCCCGTGTTCGTGAAGCAGGTCGGGGCGAACCCCGACGGCACGGGGCCGGTGCGTCGGCGGTTCGACCGAATGCCCGCGTGGGCACGCCGCCGCGAGGTTCCGAAGGAGAGCTGAGATGCTTACGTGCCCCGTATGCAGATCGCCGAAGGTGGTCTGCGACACGTATGAGGACGGCTACCGGCGCGTGCACACTCTGCACTGTGAGGAGTGCCTGCACGCCGTGGCCATCGAGGACCTGGTGCGCGACGCCGCGGCCGCCGCGGAGAAGGGGCGGAAGGCCGATGAGTGCCGCAAATCATGCACAGGCTGAGCCCTACTACTGCATCGGCTGCCGCACCCGGTGGGCGGAGAGCGAGGCCGTCCCCTGCCTCTACTGCTCGGAGTGCGGCGAGACGTTCACGGGCGATGTGCACGGTGGCGAGGGGGAGATGGAGGGCAGCAAGTACGGCGGCTCGTATGCCGCCGCGGACGACCTCGGCGCGTGCCCCTTCTGTGGGCACGACCACCTGGAGGGGGGGATGGCCTGCCCCCACTGCTGCTGTGGCGGCCCGGACGTCGGCCCCGCGCACACGTTCATGGGGCAGGGGGATGACGAGGAGGGCTCGGATGAGTGAGCCTGTGGCCGTGAGCCTGGCGGAGGTGGCGGAGGTGGTGCGGCGCGTGGTGCGCGAGGAGCTGGGCCGCCTGCCCGGGGAGTGGCTGAGCCTGCGGCAGGTGGCGGAGCACATGGGCGTGTCGCCGCGCTACATCAGGCAGCTCCGCAGCCGGGCCGAGCTGCCCGAGCCCGCACGGCCCAGCAGCCTGGGCACGGTGCTGAGGTGGCGGCGTCGCGACATCGATGCCTGGCTCGAAAATCGGAAGGGGATGTGATGTTGCGAAAGCTTGATCAGTCGGGCGAAACCCCCTATGATAGGGAGCACCGGCCAGCACCCGGCACACAACCAGAGAGGAGCGTGTGATGGGGTATCTCGCCCGACGGCGGCGGCGTGGCCCGGATGGGCAGGTGCACGTCGACAGGAAATGGACGGCGTTCTGGCGCGACTGCCGGGGACGCCTGCACTCCGAGGCGGCCTACACGGATAAGGCATCGAGCAAGGCGCTGCTGGCCAAACGCGAGCAGGAGGCGAGGGAGGGGCGGGAGGAGTTCGGCGATCCGTTCCGCAAGTGGCGGCGTGTGCCCCTCAAGGTGCACACACAAGACTTCCTGACACATCTCGCGGCGAATGGTGTGGGCGAGGCCCACCGGGCGCACCTGGGGCAACACCTGCGGATGGCGTTCAAGGCGATGGGTGCGCGGTTCGAGGAGGAGCTGAGCCGGAACAAGGTGGAGGCGTGCCTGCTGGAGATGGTGGAGGGGGGCGGGCTGCGGTGGTCGACGCGGAATCACAGGCTCGCGGCCATCAGCCAGTTGCTCAGGTGGGGCGTCGAGGAGGGCAGGTGGCGGTCGAACTGTGCGGAGACCATCAAGCGGCTCAAGGCCGTGGCCGACCCGGGCCGGCGGCAGCGGAGACCCCTGACGGCGGAGGAACTCGAGCGGCTGATCGTGGCGGCCAGGGAGCGGCCCGTCGTGCGGTATGCGGCGACGCATCCGGATGCCACGGAGTGGGAGTTGGCGAGGCTGCGGCTGCTCGGCGTGCAGCGGATGTGCCTCTACACCGTCGCGGCGCTGGCAGGTCTCCGACGCAAGGAGTTGAAGGCGCTGCGGTGGGTGGACGTGCGGCTGGATGGGGGGCGTGTGCCGTGCCTGGTGGTGCGGGCGCAGGTGAGCAAGGGGAGGCGGGAGGACATCGTGGAGCTCGCTCCCGCGGCGGTGGCTGCGTTGCGGGAGTGGAGGGAGGTGGCGGCGGCCTACTACAAGGTGGCCATCGAGCCGACGAGCAAGATCTACGATTGCGTGACGCACGGGGCGTTGCCTGCCCTGCGGGCGGACTGCGAATATGCGGGCGTGCCCGTGGAGACGGCCGATGGGATCGTCGACCTGCACTCGCTGCGGCACACCACCTGCACGCTGCTGTGCCGTGCGGGCGTGCCCGTGCACACGGCCCAACACGTGATGCGGCATAGGGATGCGAGGACGACGCTCGGTGTCTACGCCCACGTGCAGGCTCAGGACAGGGCCGATGCGGTGGCGAGGCTGCCGCTGCTCGGCCTCGTCGCCGGCCAGCAATCGGCGCGTGAGAGGGAGCAGTGATGGACACCCTTACTGGCCCAGTAGTTGGCCCAGTGGCAGCCGTGCCCCAATATGCCCCGCCATGCCGCATCGGCGTGGTAGTGCGGCCTGTGCACAGGGGGCAAGTGCAGCCAGGGACACCGCATGGGCTGCCCCGTGCACCACGATGCACCCGTGTGCACAGTGCAGAGGGAGTGGGCCTAGAAGGACTCGAACCTGCTGCCTGCAATGCCGTAACTGTATGTAGCACAATCGCTTACAGAACTCACTTACCCAAATGGCATGCACATTGGACCAGTGCGGAAGAGGATGGGGGCAATCTGTTTCCGCTCTGGCCCGCCGCCGAACGGCACCGATCCCGTCCACAGCACCGCCATGTTGCCTTGAATCGCCCCAACCGCCACACCCCGCCACAGGAAATGGTGCGGGTCCTCCGCGGGGGGGTGAGGTGCGTGGTGAAGGTATGGCGGGGGGAGGCATTTTTTGCGCGCGCGAACGCCTGTTTCCTGTCCGCTGGGGAGTGGCAATGAAATCTGAGCACCTCCTACCCACCCAAAAGGCGGTCGCTGCCCACTACGCGGTGACTAGCCGCACGGTGCGAAACTGGCGCGCCGCGGGGATGCCCGTGCGCGAGGACGGCCACTACGACATCCGCGCCATCGACGCCTGGCTCCGCATCCGCGATGTCCCCGGCGGCTCCGACCTCAAGCTCCTCGGCGACGAGGCGCAGCTCGAGTACCGCCGCACAAAGACCGCACTCCTCAAGTTGCAGCTCGCCGTCAAGGAGGGTGAGCTCATCCGCCGCGAGGACGTGGACGCCCGCCGCGCACGCCAACTCGCCGCCGTCAAATCCGCCCTCCTCCGCATCCCGCGCGACGTATCCGTCCGCCTCCTCGGCCTCACCCGCGTCGACATCGAACGCATCCTCACGCAATCGATCCGTGAAGCCATCGAGCACTTGGCCAATGGCCGCAACGCCACAACCTGACCTCTTCTCGCCCATCGAACTCGAGGCCCTCAGGCTCGACGAGGAACTCACCATCCCCGAGTGGATGGACCGCTACCTCTATCTCCCCCGCGAGGACCACCCGCAGGCCGGCCCGTACCACACAAACCGCACACCCTACGCCCGCGGCATCGGCGAAACCATCTCCGACCCCACCACCACCATCATCGACTGGGTCGCATCCCGCCAGGTCGGCAAAACCGTAATGATGACAGGCGTCGACGGCTTCTACTGCGACCAACAACCCACCCCCATCCTCCACACCATGCCCACCGAGGACGCCGTCAAGGCCTACGCCGACAACCGATTCCGCCACCACGTCGAGCAGTCCGAGGGATTCCAGCGCAACGTCCCCGCCTCCCGCAACGCCATGCGCGGGATGATCAAGCAATTCGTCTCCAACTCCCTCTACTTCGCCTGGGCGGGCTCCATCGCCAGCGTCGTCTCCACCCCCATCGGCGTCTGCATCCTCGACGAGCTCGACCTCTACCCCGCATCCGCCGAAGGCCAGGTCGACCCCGCCGAAGCCGCCATCGAGACCACGACCAACTTCCCCGGGCGCAAAATCATCCGCGCCTCCACCCCATCCCTCGCATCCACCGGCATCTGGCAAGCCTTCCTCACCAGCCTCCAACACCTCTTCTTCGTCCCCTGCCCCCACTGCGGCCGCTACCAGGTCCTCACCTTCCGAGGCACCCGCGAGGGCAAGGACGCCGAGCGCCTCGGCGAACACTACGGCGTCACCTGGCCCGCCGACTGCCGCGACCGACACCGCATCGCCGCAGAGCAGCTCGCGTGGTACGAATGCCGCTACTGCGCAGGTCGCATCCCAAACCACCAAAAGCCCTGGCTCCTCCTCCGCGGCCTCTGGCTCCCCATCATCCAGGATAGGAAAAACCCGTATGCCTGGGACGACACCCTTGCCCAGGAATTCCTCTCCCTCTACGCCAAGCCCATCGCCGACGCCTGCGCCAGCGACACCCCCTCCGCCATCCTCGGCGGCCGCACCGCGCACCATGCCCGCCGCCTCCTCGACCCCGACGGCACCATCGAATGGGCCGACCCCTGGTCCACCCACGTCGGATTCCGCCTCGACGGCCTCTACTCGCCCTTCGACGGACGGTCATGGTGGGCATTCGCCGCCAAGTTCCTCGAGACCAAAGAATTCCCCATCCAGCTCAAAGTCTTCCGCCAGCACTGGCAGGGCCTCCCCTGGCTCCAGAAAACCATCGAACTCTCCGACGAGCTGCTCCGAAAATACATCGGCACCCACACCATGGGCGTCGTGCCCAAGGGCACCCGCGTCCTCACCGCAGGCGTCGACGTACACGACTACCGATACGTCCTCGGCGTCTACGGCTGGGGCGACGACGACCGCCTCCCCCTCATCTACTGCACCGAGGTCGACACCTGGGACGCCGTGGTCGAAGTCCTCTTCCGCTCCGCATGGTCCATCGAACAGGCCACACCAGACACACTCCACGTCACCATGGCCTTCGTCGACACAGGCTGGAACACCGCGGTCGAATACGACCACGTCCGCGAGTGGCCCGACCGCTGCCGAGCCATCAAAGGGGTGACGGGCACCGCCATGGCCGGAGCCCCCTGGCGCATCCGCAAAATCGAGCACAGCCCCCACACAGGCAAACCCTACCCCGGCGGCCTCCCCCTCGTCCTACTCAACGTCGATATGCTCAAGGACGAGCTCGTCCTCCGCCGCCTCACCGTCGACCCTGGCCAGCCCGGCAGCGTCATCTTCCCCGTCGACGTCCCGGACTGGTGGCTCGCCGGCCTCACCGCCGAGCAGAAAGTGCCGCACGTCAACCGCCGCACAGGCCAGGCCACCGAAGAATGGATCGTCGTCGACGGGAAACCGAACCACCCCCTCGACGCCACGGTCTACGGTTTGGCCGCAGGGAACTTCATCGGCGCCACCCGCCTCCGCCCCGGCACCCAGCCCCCCCGACAGACCCACCACGCACGCACCCGCCGCCCCTGGCACGGCGTCCGAAAGCAAAAGAGGAGACGATGATGGCACGCACAGCCAAGCCGTGCCCAGGATGCGGATGGCGACCCCTCTCGAATGGCCCGTGGCGCGAAGCCGGCAAGGTCTGCGACAACTGCGCGGCACTCATCGAGGAAGCCCTCGACCGCCGCAAGGAACTCGCCTGCCCAGGGGACACCGACGCCGTGGTCGCCAACTACGACACCCCACGCTTCCCCCACGTCCACTTCGATGAGGGCGAACGGCTCACCGACGCAATGATGGACACACTCCGAGCCGTCGGCGACATCCTGTGGCTCGGGTCCATGAATCCACGCACGATCGTCTACGAGGACCGCATCGATACAGACGCCGAGATCCCCGAGCCCGAATCCAACTACGGCCACGTCCTCTTTGACCGCCACTACCGCACCCTGCGATCCCGATCTACGGGGCAGGTCGCCCTCCCCCGCAACGTCGCCGACGCACTCCACAACCTCTTCGACGAAATGGTCGTCGCCCTCCACCGTGCCGAGGCCGAAGGATGGCAGCGCGGACGCTCCGCACTCCTCGGCCTCGCACAAGGCGACCTCACGCTCAACGACTTCGAGCAAGGCAGCACCCCCCCGTGAAACAAAAGGAGGACGCATTGAATGGCCTGGCTCTATGTGCCGGCGTGTCGGGGCTCGAGCTCGGTCTACGGCGCGCACTCGGAAACGCATACCACACCGTCTGCCACGTGGAGAGGGAAGCCTACGCCGCGGCGGTTCTGGCCGCGCGTATGGAGGACGGCTGCCTGGAGCCTGCGCCTGTTTGGGACGATCTCGCGACCTTCGATGGCCGCTTCTGGCGTGGCACGGTGGATATCGTCTCTGCGGGATTCCCGTGCCAACCCTGGAGCTGCGCAGGCCGACGCCTCGGCCAGGCCGACGCCCGATGGCTCTGGGACCCCATCTGGAGATGCCTTCGCGACGTTCGACCCGCACTCGTCCTCCTGGAAAACGTCCCGGGACTTATTCGGGGCGGCCTCGACCCTGTCCTCGGCCGACTGGCCAGCCTCGGGTTCGATGCGGAGTGGGACGTGTTTTCGGCGGCCGCGAGCGGAGCCCCCCACCGCCGCCGCCGCATCCTCATCCTCGCTGCCCACACCGCAAGGATACAGCTTTGCCGACAGCCACCAGCCAGGCATCACCAGGCTCGACATCGCCATCAGGTGGCCGACGCCGCGAGTGCTCGACAGCCGCAACGTCCCCTACCAGCAGCACCCCCGCAAGCAGGGCCACCGGTGGCCGACCCTGTGCGGCGCGGTGAAGTGGCCGACGCCCGCGGCCCGAGACTGGCGGAGCGGCAAGGCCAGCCCTGCCACACACGCCCGCAACTCCCGCCCACTCTCCGAGGTGGCAGCAGCGGCTGGTGGGCTGCTGAACCCGACGTGGGTCGAGTGGCTGATGGGGTGGCCCATCGGGTGGACAGACTGCGCGCATGCGGCAACGGAGTCGTTCCGCAGATGGTCGCTCGGGCTCTCCCCATCCTCATCCACCGATTGACCAGCGAAAGGACCCGATGATGCCCCACGAGCCGTTCAAAATGCAGGGAGCCCCCCTCGACTGGAATGCCACCACCACAGCGTGTGCCCCCGTCACCATGGAAGACCTCGACCGCGTGGCAGAACTCATCAACGCCTGCCCCGATCCCGATGAGGTCAGGGCACAAGTCGCAGCCTTCGTCGCCGAGTGCGACGGACGCAAGCTGGTCATCGTCGAGGTCGACAGCATCATCCACATGGTCATCACCCGCGACCAGGACGGCACCCGCTACGTCGTCCGCCAGCGCGACCCCATGTCCACACCCTTCCCAAACCTCATCAACCACGAGCCGACGCACTTCCTCCGCATCGGCGAGGACACAGCCCCCCTCCCCTGAAAGGACGCCCGAATGAACAAGGTCACCGACCTCATGCTCCTCCCCCGTGCCTCCGACGGATGGCTCATGGGCGAAGAATGCTGCTGGCAGCGAAAGTCGCCATGGACCCCCTTCTTGCCCCTCATCGCCGCCTCGGCCTGGGGGATCCCCATCGAGCCCTGGGACGTCGACGGCGACCAACAGGCCGCCGCCGACCTCAACCACACCATGGTATTCTCCGCCAGCTTCGCCGACGAGCTCGAAGCCTCCCTCGCCCGAATCCCACACGCATCCCTCATCCCCAACCCCGCATGTGCCTTCGAGCACCTCGCACGCCGAATCCCACACCACTCCACCGTCCTGCCCAACGCATTCTACCGCGACACCCCGCTCGACCTCTCCCTCATCCCCGACGACCTCTGGCCCACCTTCACCCACATCCTCTACCAGGTCAGCACAGGATGCCCCTGGCACTGCCCGTTCTGCGTGTGGCAAAACAGCCTCCACAAACGCCCGCCCGCCCTCTGCGTCCGCGAAATCGACGCCCTGCTCGAGCGCGTCCCCGCCGCCGCCGCCGACACCTCGGGCAACTCCATCTCCATCCTCGCCAACGAGCTCAGCGGCCGCCCCCGATGGCTCGCCGAGTTCGCAGCAGGGATGCACGACCTCCATGTCGCCTGGCGCACCGACCTCAACATCCGAAACACTACCGAGCGCACCATCGCAACCCTCGCCTGTGCAGGCTGCCGCCACGTCACCCTCGGCGTCGAGTTCCTCACCACCTCAATGCTCCACACGCTCGGCAAAGGCCACGACATCGAGGACGCCCTGCTCGTGATGGCCATGCTCCAGGCCGCAGGCATCGGCTACCACTTCAGCCTCCGCCAAGGCGTCGGCGAGACCGTCGCCGACCTCACGGAGATGGGCGACAACCTCCAGTTCTTCGCGGCGGAGGGCATCCGCCCCGAATGGGTCCACGTCGGACACATGATCCAGTGGCAGGGCCAGACCTGGCTCGGCGACACCCCGAAACGCAACATCGGCACCGAGGCCTGGCCCCGCCACACCGCTATCCTCGCCCCCGACATCCACGCCGCCTGGCAGAAGATCGTCGGCCTCCTCGCCACCCTCGGCTGGGCCAAAGCCCAGCGCGACGCGTGAAACCCACGAAAGGAGCAGACGCAGATGGCAGAACGTAAATTGCCCCAAGGCTGGTGCTGGCCTGGGTGTTCCCGAAAGGCGCACTACTTCGCCGAAGGCGCCCAGCGGTCCTATGTGGCAAGGTCGGGTTCTTCCTCGGCGAGCGCGAGGACACCGAGCACGACAGCCCAGACAACTGCGCGGAGTGCAAGCGCCGTCGCATCAAGATGACGCGTGACGCATGACGCGTGACGCGTGAAAGGCCGCCCATGCTCCCCCTCATCAAGCTCCTGGCCGCCGTGGCGCTCGCCTGGGGCCTGATCACCGTCTTCGAGCGCCTCGCATACCGACCACCCACCAAACGGAGGAAACGCTGATGGCCAAACGCAGGAAGCCCGACGCCCCGCCCACCGCCCCCGCCCTCACCCCCGCCCAGATCGTCGACAAGCTCACCCGCGACCACGACAGCCTCGTCGCCGAGCACGCCCGCATCGCCGCCGACCTCAAGGCAGCCCAGGCCCACATCACCGAACTCGAAGCCGCCGACGCACACCGAGCCGAACTCGCCGACGCCGGACCCGACGCCGTCCTCTCCCTCCCCTACCGCCAGCTCAAGCCCGGCGAGCCCATGCCCCGCGGCTACGCCTGGCAGGGACGCACCGCAGAGGTCGCACTCCGAGGCAGCCGCAAGCGCCGCCTCTACGCCGTCGCACGCGGCCTTCAGAAGGCCGACGCCACGGTCGACCTCAACGGCCGCAAGTGCAAAATCGTCCGGCCCGCCGACGCCATCCTCTGGATCCTCGACCACCTCGAACTCCCTGCGTAGGCCACCGAACACGAAAGGAGCATACCGTGAAGGTCGTCATCAACCTCTGCTTCGGCGGGTTCGGCCTGAGCCGAGCCGCGCGGCTCCGCTATGCCGCCATCAGCGGCCGCGAACTCCCCGAAGACGAGGACGAAATCGAGCGCACCGACCCCGCCCTCGTCCAAACCGTCGAGGAACTCGGCAGCGCCGCCAACGCAGCCTTCGCCAGGCTCACGATCGTCGACGTGCCCGACGGCGTGGACTGGGAGATCGAGACAACCGACGGCCTGGAAGTGGTCGCCGAGCGCCACCGCACCTGGCCGTAGACCCCCTCGAACTCCCCAGTTAGTGCATAAAACGCAACGGGGGGGACTGTAGGCACTGTCGGCACATCCTATCCGCGTTTTAATTGCGGCGGCCGAATCCATGTTGTAAAATGATTCCAGGGACAAATGAGGCGGCTTCACGCCGCGTGGCGCTCGGGGACGCCCGAGCCCCCCTCAAAACCTCTGAAGCAGGCCGTGCGGGGCCGCACACCCGGCACGGCCTGCTCCATGTCCCCCACACAGGAGCCCCAACGCTTGGCCTTCACCGCAGCCGACATCACGACTATCGAGACCGCCATCACATCCACCATCACCTCCGGCGGCGTCCGTCGCATCACGGTAGGTGGACGCACCGTCGAGTTCCGCTCCGCATCCGACCTGTTCGAGCTCCTCAACCTCGTCCGCCGCGAGGTCTACGCCTCGACCAACGCCGTCACGAAGGCCGATCTCAGGAACCGCCCGTGAGCCGGCAGAGGCACCACACCCACCGCAAAGCCCACCACGAGCCCCTCCACAAGAGGCTCGACACAGTGATCCAGCACTACTTCCCCGCCTGGGCATTCAACCGCGAGCAGGCACGCGTCCGCGCCGGCCTCGCCCGCCGCGCACGCGAGGGCATGGAACGCCGACGCCGCGCCAAGGGAGCCTCCCACTACCAGGACGCACGCTCCGGCCGCCTCAACCGCCGCCGATCCTCACGCGGCGGCTCCGCCGACAGCCACGCCACCCAGAGCATCCTGTTCACGCTCCGCGAAAACGTCCGACACCTCGTCGACAACTCGACCCTCGCCGAGGGCCTGCTCCAGACCGACTGCGACAACGTGATCGGCCGCGAGCCCATGCCCCAGGCGCAGACCGCCGACGCCGAATGGAACCGCGAGGCCGAGAAGGTCTGGCACAACGAGCCGCTCGACGTGCGGGGCATCCTCCCCAACTCCGAGTTCCTGCGGATGCTCTACACCTCCGTCCGACGCGACGGCGACCTCGCACTAATCAAGAGCGACGGGCGGTTCCAGGCCCTCGAGGCCGAGTTCATCGCCACACCCACCAAGTACGGCACCGACGACGCCGTGGTCAACGGCATCCGGTTCGACGACATCGGGCGGCCGATCGAGTACTACATCGCCACCGAGCACCCCACCTCCGCCTACGTGAATAAGACGACCACGCGCCCCGCCGAGGACGTCATCCACATCTTCCGCCCCGGCAGATTCTCCGCCTCCCGAGGCGTCCCCATCCTCGCAAAAGTGATCGACGAGATCGACCGCCTCAACGACTATGTCGAAGCCACCGTGATCGCGGCGCAGATGGCCGCCTGCTACGCCATCGTCCGCAAAACCTCCTACTGGCCTGAAAAGCGCGGCAACGCCAAGACCAACGACGACACGGGCGACAGCGAACGATGGGAAGAAGTCGAGCCGGGCATGATCCTCTATGCCCATCCCGACGAGGAAGTGCAGCAGCTCAATCCGAACCACCCCAACCAGCAGTTCGAGACCCTCGTCGACACCCTCTGCCGATTCACGGGCCGCCACATGGGCCTCCCCCTCGAGCTCGTGTTGCTGAACTTCTCGCACTCGAACTTCTCAAACACCCGCGCCGCCCTGCTCCAGGCGCAGCGGACGTTCGAGAACACACAGCACTGGCTCGACAGCGGCGTGTTCCGCCAGATGTGGGGCTACAGCACGGAGCACGCGATCCGACGCGGATGGCTCCAGCCCCACCCCGAGGCGGCCAAGGTCCACTTCGTCATGCCGGGCTGGCCGTGGGTCGACCCCCTCAAGGACATCCAGGCCGACATCCTTGCCCTCGCCAACGGCCTCCGCTCCCCGCAGCAGGTCGCCTCCAAATGGGGCGTGGACGCCGAGACCGTCATCGAGCAGGTCGCCCTCTACCGCGAGATGCTCGCACGCTACGGCGTCGAAATCGAATACACACTCCGCCCCGGCACACAGGCCGCAGGCGGCGACGATAAAGACGAGCCCGAGGAGAGCAAGGAATGAACCACGCTGCCGCCATCTTCGCCCGCCCGTGGGCAATGGAGCCGACGCGTCTGCTCGACTTCGCCGCCCGCATCCTCCACGGCGGCTCTGCCACCATCCTCCAGCTCGACAAGCTGCCCGACATCCAGCAACTCGGCTACGACCTCACCGCAGGCGTCGCCACCATCGCCATGAGCGGAATCTTCATCAAGGGCGGCGACCCCATCCTCGAACGATGGGGCCTCGGCATCATCGACACCGAGCAGGTGGCCGCCGCCATCGACGACGCCCTCGCCGACGACGCGGTCGAGCGGATCCTCCTCTCCATCGACAGCCCTGGCGGCGATGCCGCAGGCGTCGAAGCTCTCGGCGACAAGGTCTACGAAGCATCGAAGATCAAGCCCATCGACGCCCACATCGCAGACATCGGGGCCTCCGCCGCCTACTGGATCGCATCCCAGGCACGCACCATCACCGCCAACGCCACCGCCACTGTAGGCTCCATCGGCGTGTATATGACGATCTGGGACACAAGCAAGGCGGCAGAAGACGACGGCCTGAAGGTCTATCTCATCGCATCAGGCCCCCTCAAGGGCCAGGGCTCCACGGGCGTGCCCGTCAGCCAGGAAGCCATCGACGAGTGGCAGGGCATCATCGACGGAATGGCCGGCTACTTCGTCAAGGCCGTCGCCCGCGGCCGCCGAACCACGCAAAAGGCCATCCGACAGCTTGCAACGGGAGCCGCCTGGCTCGCCGAGGACGCCAAGGCCAACGGCCTCATCGACGCCGTCGGCCACCTATCCACAGCACTCCAATCGCCGGGGCGGCTCCGCCGCTCGTCGGCGGAAACCCCCCGACAGGAGGAACCGACCATGGCAGACGAGACCGACAAGATGACGCCCGAGGCCCTGCGCGAGCAGTTCGCCGACGCCGTCAAGGACATCGAGGGCAAGGCCAGCGCCAAGGCGATGGAGCACACCGGCGACATCCTCCGCGCCCAGCTCGCGGAGTTCGGCGAGACCTTCGCCGAGGACCCCAAGTTCGCCATCGACCGCTTCGTCGCCGGCGACACACTCGCCGAGGCCAAGGCCGCCTACGCCGACGTGCTCAAGGTCCGCCTCGCAGACGAGGCCGAGGCCCGCAAGGCCGTCGAGGCACAGCTCGCCGAGCGCGACAAGCTCGTGCCCCAGACCCACACCGACAAGCAGAAGACCGACGCCGAGGTCGAGGCCGACAAGAAGAAGGCCGAGACCGAGGCCAAGGGCGCGCCGTCCACATGGGAGGAAGCCATCGCCCTCGTCCTCACCGAGCTCGGCAAGGCCAGCCTCGCAGGCAAGGATCTCCTCGCCGCCCGCACCGAGGCCGCCAAGATCGCCCGCAACCGCTTCCCCGACTGCCTCGGGAAGTAACCACCAACCAGGGGGCCGGAGGTGTTCGACGCCGCTTTCTTCTACGCCAAGCCGCCCTTCCGCTCGACAGGCTTGAGCAACAACACCCGGCAGTGTGCCGCAGTCCTCAACGAGGAAGGCTACCGTGCCATCGCAATGTGCCTCACCGACCTGCCCCGCTCCGACGGCAGCCAAGGCCCGCACATCTGGGGTCCCTGGATGGCAGAGCACGCGCCCCGCATGGTCGTCGTCTCCGCTCTCTGCACACCGCCCGAAGACCTCGAAGCCCTCGCGCGCAAGTTCCGCGACACCATCTGGGTGCAGCGCATCCACAGCAACCTCGCCTGGCTCTTCCAGAGCGGCGACTTCTACAAGACCATGCAGGTGCTCGAAATGAGCCGCCGCCTCCCCAACGTCAAGCTCGCATTCGTCTCTCCCTACGAGAGCGCACGCCTCCACGGCGCCGGCCTCCACAACGTCGTCTGCATGCCCAACGTCACCGTTGCCCCCGTCGCCGACACGCCGCGCCGAGGACCCGCAAGGAACCGCAGGGTCGAGCTGTCCGCCATCTTCGCCGTCCGACTGCTCAAGCACCCTTCGGGTCACGTCCTCGCCTCTGCCCTGGTCAACGCCCGCCGCCGAGCCTGCCTCCACATGCAGTTCACACGCACCGATCATCGGCACTACAACGAACGGTGCAAGATGTTCGCCAACGCGTGCCAGCTCCCCCTCGTCGAGGAGCCCTACCGCGACCACGCGGACTTCTGCGCCTGGCTCGGCTCGAGCATCCACGTCGGGCTCCAGCTCTCCATGACGGAGAGTTTCAACTACGTGGCGGTCGAGCACATGAGCGAGGGGATCCCCGTCGTCGCATCCGAGGCGATCCCATTCGTCCCCTGGCGCGTCCGCTACGAGGACAGCCAGGCCGCCGCCGATACCGTGCTCGACATCCTCGCCGACTACCGCGGCGCGAGCCAATGCGCCCTCGACGCCGCCCGCACCATCCGCGACCGCAACCGCTCCCTCTACCTCGAAACCTGCCAAGCCCTGCTCAATTAGGGGACCTTCAATGGCCAGCCAGACCGTGCGAACCTTCACCCGAGTGGTCGGAGGCGAGGAGACCCTCGCCCGGTACCGCCTCGTGCGGCGCGAATCCGCCACGTCCTCCGACGTGATCTTCATGGAGGCCACCGCCACCTACGTCCCCATCGGCGTCATCCAGGCCGGCGACAACTCGTCCTACGTCGTCGGCTCCGAGGTCGCCGTCCAGGACTTCAAGGCCGGGGGCACGCAGAAAGTCGAGGCCGCCGGCGCCATCGTCGACGGCGCCTTCATCTACGCCGCCGCCGACGGCAGGGTGCAGGCACTCCCCGCCGCCGCGGGCACCTACCTCCGCGTGGGCATCGCCTTCGAGGCCGCCACGGGCGCGGGCTCGATCTTCGAAGCGTGGCTCGACCCCAGCGGCACCACCGAGACCGTCACCGGCTCCTGACCCCCGACGTGGCCCGATTGACAACCTGAGCCCGTCGAGGCCCGGCCAGGCCACCAGCGGCGACCCTAGACGCCGCCGACGGGAGCACCGATAGGGCGGTGCGAGCTCGAAAGAGCTCCACCGCCCTTTTTTTTGCCACCCCTTGCCGAGGAGAACTCAAATGGCCGAGCTCGCACCCGACAATGTTCGCCCGCGACGCGACATCCAGGACTGCCTCCGCGAGTTCCTGATGACGCGCCCCTTCATCGGCCTCAAGCTCTTCCCGCTCTTCCCCGTGGATCAGAAGACGGGCTATTACCCGATGATCCCCACCGAGTCGATGCTCAAGCTCCCCGAATCCATCGAGCGCGCGCCCAAGGCCGCCTACGGCCGCATCGACTGGAACTGGACGACCGACAACTACGCCTGCAAGGAATACGGCGTCGAGCAGCCCGTCGACGAGGTGCAGGCCGCCGAGACGGAGAGCTTCTTCGACCTCGAGGAGGAGGCAGGCCGCACGGTGAGCGACATCGTGCTCCGAATGCAGGAGCAGCGGATCCTCACCATGTGCCAGGTCGCCGCCAACTGGGGCAACACCGGCGCCGTCGCCGCCGCATGGGATGTGCCCGCCGCTGCCGTGCCAATCACGGACATCCACGCCGCGCGCCTCGTCATCCGCGCCGCCACGGGCCTCCTGCCCGATACGCTCGTCGTCGGGCGCGACACCTTCCAGTGGTTCACGCTCTGCGACCAGATCACCGACCGCATCCAGTACACCTACCCCGGCATGGACCGCGGCGACTACACCGCCGAGCTCATCGCCAAGATGCTCGGCCTCCGCCAGGTGCTCATCGCCGACGCCGTCTACGACACCACCGACGAGGGCCAGGCGTCCACCATCGACGACATGTGGGACGACGACTTCGCCTTCCTCTGCAAGGTCGCCGAGAACCCGAGCCGCCTCCGCGAGCCCTGCATCGGCAGGACGTTCCTGTGGGAGAGGGACAGCGCCGAGAACCTCGTGTTCGAGAGCTACGCCGAACCGCAGACCCGCAGCGAGATCGTGAGGGCTCGCCACCACACCGACGAGGAGATCGTCCTGGCCAACTGTGGCTACCTCTTCACCGGCTGCAACACGTAGCCTTCGCCGCCGCGCCGCACGAGCCCGGGGAGAGGGGCCGCTCCTCCCCTCTCCCCGGGCGGGGGCCGAAACGATGCCACGATTCCTGATCGCAACGCCAAACTACAACCGGCCCGACCTGCTCCGCAGGACGGCCGAATCCTTCGTCCGCCTCTACGGCTCACCCGCCGACGGCGACTACCGCTGGGTGCTCATCGACGACGATTCCGACGCCGAAACCTGCCAGACCATCAACGCGATACAGGCGGAGCTCGGCTGCTGGTTCCAGGTCGTCAACACCACGGGCACCCGCGCCGTCATGGCCTGCTTCAACCTCCTCTATGCCAACCAGCCAGAGCCCTACCGCGTCTACATGGAATCGGACTACGAGTGGCTCCTCCCAGGCTGGCTCGACTACGCCGCCGACATCCTCCAGGCCGACCCCCGCGTCGGCGAGGTCCTCACCGAGCACCTGCCCGGCGTCCTCGCACGCAACGAGGCCGCAGGCCACTTCGTCTCCGCCGAGGAGGCCCAACCCCACCCATACCTCCGCACCTGGACCCCTGGCTTCTGGTGCAACCGCTTCGGCCAGTTCAGTATGCGGGTGCACATGGCACGCCCCGGCCTGCTCCGCGAGCTCCGCCCTTTCCCGCACATCCGAAACCGAGGGATGGAGCCCCACATAGGCCGCTACTTCCACAGCCTCGGCTGGCAGGTCGCACACCCCCTCCAGACCTACGCCGACCACATCGGCAAGGGCAACCCCGCCGTCCCCTACGCCAACATGGGGGGCAACCCCCGATGAAGGCTCTCATCACAGGCTCGTGCGGGCTCATCGGCTCCGAAGCCGCCCGATTCTACCTCGCCCAGGGCTGGGAGGTCGTCGGCGTCGACAACGATGCCCGCCGCAGATTCTTCGGCGACGACGCCTCCACCCTCCCCGTCCGCGCTCAGCTCGAGGCCATCCCAGGCTACACCCACATCGCCGCCGACATCCGGGGCATGCAGCGGGCATTCGCCGACCACGGCCCCTTCGCACTCATCGCCCACGCCGCGGCCCAGCCCTCCCACGACTGGGCCCGCGACCACGTGCTCGAGGACTTCACGACCAACGCCTGGGGAACCGTGTTCCTCCTCGACCAGGCTCACCGCCACTGCCCCGAAGCCCCCTTCGTGTTCCTCAGCACGAACAAGGTCTACGGCGATGCGCCCAACCGCCTCCCCACGGTCGAGCTCGCCACCCGCTACGCCCTCAAGCCACCCCACGAGCACGGCATCAGCGAGCAAATGTCCATCGACGCCAGCCTCCACTCCTTCTTCGGCTGCTCGAAGGCCGCCGCCGACCTCTACGTCCAGGAGTACGCCCAGACGTTCGGCATGCGCACGGCCTGCTTCCGGTGCGGATGCCTGACCGGACCTGCCCACAGAGGCGCAGAACTGCACGGATTCCTGTCCTACCTCGTGCACTGCGTCGTCACGGGCAAGCCCTACACGATCTACGGCTACGGCGGCAAGCAGGTCCGCGACCAGCTCCACGCCGCCGACCTCGTCGCCGCCATCGAGTGCTTCCGAGCCCGCCCCATCCACGGAGGGCCGGTCTACAACCTCGGCGGGGGCCCGGGCAACTCCATCTCCGTCCTCGAGGCCATCGGCCGCGCCGAAAAGCTCGCGGGCAAGCACCTCGACTTCACGCTCGACCCCACCCCCCGCCTCGGCGACCACCGCTGCTACTACTCCGACACCACGCAGTTCGAGTGCTACTACGACTGGCACGTCGAGCACCGCATCCACGACATCCTGGCCGAGATGGTCGCCGCCGAACAGGAGCGCGCCCCGTGCTAGACCCCGCCACCATCAAGGACCCCGGCCTCGTCGGACCCATCCTCGACGACCTCGCGGCCTACACGGGCATCCCCCGCGCCCGCTGCCGCGAGCTCAGCACCCGCAGCCCCAACCAGCCCCACCGCTCATGGGTCGCGTGGGACCCCACGTCGCGTCCCGAGCTCGCCTGGTACTACCGCACCACCGCCGCCTACGTGTTCGCCCTCTGCGACCCCCGATGGTGCCACCCCCTCGACCTCCTCGCCGGCCTCGACGCCGAGGGCAACCCGCCCGTCGCCCTCGACGTGGGAGCGGGCATCGGCACCGACGCCCTCTACCTCGCCCAACGCGGCTGCCTCGTCTTCTACTCCGATCCGAACCACTGGAACCGAGAGTTCGCACGCTGCCGATACCAGCGCCACCGCGACGACATCCCCGGCGTCGTGAACTTCGATACCGACCCCCCCGAGGTCGACGTGCTCATCGCCGTCGACGTGCTCGAGCACATCCCCGACTACCCCCGCGTGCTCCGCGAGCAATGGCTGCCACGCGTCAAGCGCAGCGGCCACTTCCTCTACTCCGCGCCATTCTGCCGGGCACCCGGCCTGCCCGACAACGTGGGGCTCCACGTCAACCAAACCGAGCCCATCCCCGACATCCTCGCCGAGGCCGGCTTCCGCTGCGTCAAGCGCATCGCAGGCACCCCCGACCCCACGGGCGACGCCCACTGGCACTGGATCCGCAACTGATGAACATCGTGCTCCTCCAACTCTACCACACCACCGCCGCCGTGGCGGCACTCCGCGCCCTCGGCCACAACGTCGCCGCCGTCAACTTCCGCCACGACACCCTCCCCGGCGACCGTGCCCTCCGATGGGCGGACCTCCTCATCGTCCAGCAGGGCGACCTCCTCCACCCCCCAGGCTGCCTCCCCACCGCACTCGTCGAGCGAGCCCGCGCACGCGGCTGCCACACCATCTGGTGGACCTACGACCCGCCCGAGACCAAACGCCCCATCTACGGCGACTTCGCCCGCCACTTCGACCAGCTCGTCGTGTGCACCGAGGCCGACCGCGACCACTTCGCCCGCCTCGGCTGCAACGTCCGCATCGACTACGCCGGCGCCGACCCCGGCTTCTGGCGGCCCACCAACCTCAAGCCCCCCGAGTTCGCCGCCCACGGCGCTCCCGCCGGCCTGTTCGGACACCTCTACCCCCACAGGCAGCAGGCCATCCGAATGCTCCTCGACGCCGGCATCCCCACCGCCTGCTGGGGCATCGGCAACGGCTCGTGGCCGTGGCTCGACCAGCAGCGGATCCGCTGCCAGTTCCACGCCACAACCGTCAACGTCATCCTCCCCTGGCACGGACCCTCCGGCCTCGACCCCGAATACCTCATCCTCCGCCACTGGCAGATCCCCATGTGCGGAGGCTTCGCCATCGCCGAGCACAACCGAGCCGTGGACAGGGAATTCCCCGACATGCCGGTGTTCTCCACCCTCGACCACATGGTCGAGTTGGTCAAATGGCATCTCGACCGCCCCCGGCGCCGGGCCGCCAGCATCGAAGCCTGCCGAGCCCGAGCACGCCAGAAGTTCACGCTCAAGGCCTTCTACCAGCGAATGCTCGAGGGGGTGCCGTCGTGAGCGTCTTCGACGATGCCTTCGCCGCCGCACGCACCGCCGCGATGGACTACATGGGCACCACCGTCACCTACACCCCCAAGGGCGGCTCGGCCTCCGAAATCACCGCCATCCCCGACCTGCTCGACACCGACCGCGACGAGGACGAGCACGGCTCCGCCGACGTGCAGAGCATCAACATCGACATCTCCCTCGCCGACGTGGCCAGCCCCGCCACCGGCGACACGGTGGCCATCGACGGCGTGGACTACACGGTGGCCGCGGTCCGCGACAAGGCCGCAGGCATGGCCACCCTCGAGTGCCGCCGCGTCGACCGCGTGCAGCACGCCCGCTCCGGATGGAGGGCAGACCTGTGAGCGACGCCCCCACGATCCACCTCGCCAGCCACCCCGACGAGCATCAGATCCTCGTCTGGCACACCAGCACCGACCCCCTCGGCCTGGCCATCCAGCTCGAGGACGGCGGCGGAGAGCACTCCGGCCACCACATGGCCATCCGCTACGGATGGGACGTGCTCGAGGCATGGGTCCCCAGGCTCCGCTTCTACCCCGCCCGCCAGGCCATCACGCGCGGCGGCCACTGCCACGCCTTCACCTGGGCTCCCCCGCTCAGCTTCGACGAAAACGAGAGCCTGCTCGACTGGTGCAACGAGCTCGCAGCCGCCGCCCCCATCTACGACGGATGGCTCGCAGGCAACCGTGCCATTCGCACCTGGCGGCGCCTGGCCGGCCAGGGCGGCACCCCCGTCGTCGACCTGCTCGGAACCCTCGCATACATCTGCTACGAGGCCGTCGCCCGCGCCATCAACCACCTCGCCCCCTCCCGCGGATACCGCGTGGAGCCCGAGACCTTCGGCCCCGCCGAACTCTGGCACCTCACGCAGGCGGGACGGTTCCGCTACCGAGGAGTTCTCCTCCCATGAGCACCCCCGTCCCCGTCCCCGCCGCCAACGGTAACGGCACCTCCAAGCTCCTCGGGGCATTCATCAAAAACCCCGCGCAGGTGGTCATCCTGCTCATCGTCCTCGCCATGGCGGGGGTGAGCGTCAAGGACCTGCTCGGCGGCACGTCGGGCGACACCTCGCAACGCCTCGCCCGCATCGAGGCAGAGCTCGCCGCGCAGCCCGAGGCCGTGCCCCGACGCGAGCACGACCAGGCCATCGAACGCATCCGCGACGACCTCCGCGACCTCAAGGCCGACATCGCCGAACTCCGCTCCCTCCTCCTCCAACTCAAGGAGCCGAAGCCGTGAAGAAGCTGCTGTGCATCGCCATCCTCGCCGCCGTCGCCGCCTGCGCACTCGCCGCCACCATCCAGCAGGATGCCACCTGGCGCGACAACTACCAGGCACTGAAGGCCGGCCGCTCCCGCCTCGTGAGCCTCGCTCAGCAGGCGGTCAAGGTCGCCGACGACATGCAGGCCATCCGCGCCGCCTGGATCGCCCAGCGCGACGACCCCGAGACCAGCGCCGAGGACAAGGCAAAGCTCGCCGCGTCCATCACCGCCCTCGACGCCGAGATGGCCAACATCCCCGCCTTCTACGCCGCCGCCAAGGCATTCCGCGACGCGGAGCAGAACTGAGATGAGCCGCCGCATCCTCACCGCCCTCGCCCTCCTGCTGATCTGTGCGGGGGCGGTGCGCGCCACCGAGGCCTGGCGCGATGCCGACTGCTCCTACCGCCGCGCCATTACCATCGACAACTCGAACATGGGCTCGACCACCCTGAGCAACTTCACCGTCCTCGTGAAGATCACCGACACGCACCAGATCGACAAGGACAAAATCGCGGACGGGCAATACACGTTCTGGGATTCGTCGGGGAACGAACTCGACTTCGAGAACGAGGCATACAGCGAAGGCGCCAACTATGTGAACATGGAGACGTGGGTCGAGACGCAATCGCTCAACGGCGACGGCAACTCCGCGACCGACGACACGATCTGGATCTACTACTCCCACTCGGGGGGCGACCAAGACGACGGCACCGGCGCGTGGGACGCGGACGGCAACTGGCGCGCGGTGTGGCATCTGTCCGACAGCAGCGGGGGCGCTGACGACAGCACAAGCAACAGCAATGACCTCTCAGAAAGCGGCACCGTCAACTACTCGCAGACAGGCCAGATCGCCGACGCCGTGGACCTGCCCGGCACCGACGACTACCTGAGCCGTGCCGACGATGCCGACTTCGATTTCGCCGCAGGCTTCAGCCTGCACGCCTGGGCAGAGCCGGACGCCACCGACGCCGCCACGCGGATCTTCTACAGGTACGATGCCACGAGCATGGATGGCTATTTTCTTGCACAGAGCCCGACGCATACGGGCTACTGGCGGTTCACCGTATTGTACTCGCCGACCTACGACGGGTGCTACAGCGACGCCGCCCCCACGGGTAGCTGGGAGCACGTCGTCGGCGTCCGTGAGGCCGATGGCACGCTCAAGATGTACTGCGACGGATCGGTACAGGCGGACACGGGGAGCAAGGCGGGCGCCATCGATACCAACGGCGTCTTCTATGTCGGCTGCGACTTCGTGCAGGCCTCGGACTACAACGGCAGCCTGGACGAGCTGCGCGTGAGCGGCACCGCCCGCAGCGCCGACTGGATCGCCTTCGAGCACGCCAACGGCGGCGGCGAGGCCGACAACGAACTGACCGTGGCCGCCGAGGAGAGCAAGCCCGCAGCCGGCGGCGCCGTCCCCCAACTCATGCACCAATACAGGCTCAGGAGATCAGGCTGATGTTCCGCACACTCCGCAACCTCGGGCGCACCTGGCTCGGCGTGCTCGTCATGTTCGCCGTCGGCCTCTCCGCCGCCTGGTGGGGCGGCCTGAGCCTCGCCGATACCATCCTCAAGCAGTCCACGGCCTGCACGGTGAAGCTCGGGCCGTTCCTCGATAGCGGCGACGGCGTGACTGCCGAGACGAATCTCACCATCGCGCGGACCGATGTCCGCGTCTCGGTCAACGGCGGCGACTACTCGCAGAAGGCCGACACACGGACCTGCGTGCACGACGAGCTGGGCGAATACGACTGCTACCTCTCGACCTCCGACACCGCGACCCTCGGCCGCCTCCGCATCATGGTCAAGGAAACCGGCGCCCTGCCGTGCTGGCGCAACTTTTTCGTCGTGCCGGCCAACGTCTACGATTCACTGGCCAGTACCGACAAGCTCCAGGTCGATGCGACGCAGTGGGCGGGCGGCGCGACGGTAGCGGGCGCCATCCCCGCCGCCGCAGCCGATGCGGCGGGCGGCCTGCCCGTCAGCGACGCGGGCGGGCTCGACCTCGATACCGCACTCCAGGAAGGAATGTTCGCAGGCGGCATGGTCTGGGTGGATAGCGCTGGTACGAACAGCACCGCATGGCCCTACGGCACCGCGCCCTTCCCGACCACGACCATCGCCAACGGCAAGACGATTGCCGACGCGAACGGCCTGCGCCTCATGCACATTCACGGCAACCACACACTTGCCGCTGCGATGGAGCACTACACCTTCGTCAACGATGCCCACATCGACGTAACCGACATCATCGATATCAACGGGCAGTCCATCGAGCACTCGGCGTTTGAGCGCCTGGTCATCACCGGGGCTACGGGGAATGCGGCACTGATTAGCGACCAGACGCGATACATCGACTGCTACCTCTATG